ATTGTTTTCCATACATATAATGTCTTTGGATGCAAATCTTAATGATAACCCAGCTATTATATGCAATGTAACAACCGATAAAACACATGAATATATGAATAATTTACAAGAAACAAAAGACAGACATGTAGCAGATTTTGCATTATATACGCCGGTCAATTCTATACAACGTTTTTTAGCTCGTTATGAATTAATGAAAATGATTCAAGATATACCAGGTGCTGTTATTGAATTAGGTGTATGTTCTGGAAATGGATTAATGTCATTAATTCATTGTAGTAAAGTATTAGAGCCTACATATCATTATCGACAATTTTACGGGTTTGATACATTTGAAGGATTTCCAGATGTTCATGAAAATGACAATAGTGGCGGCATTGTTTGGAAAAAAGGAGATTTTGCTAATCATTGTTTTGATAAATTACATGATATAGTTGATTTGCATAATAGTTATTATCATGTACCCGCAGATGTAGAACTTATAAAGGGTGATGTATGTGAAACAGTTCCAAAATTTTTGGATAATCATAAACACGTTCTAATTTCATTGTTATATTTGGACCTTGATATATATGAACCTACAAAGGTTGCATTGAAACATTTTTTACCTCGTATGACAAAAGGGTCCATTATAGCATTTGATGAACTCAACTATAAAAATTTTCCAGGCGAGACTATCGCCATGTTAGAAGAATTGGGTACAAAATACAAATTTAAACAACTTTTGCATTCCCATATTAATTATTGTGTAATTGAATAAATATGTACAATGTAAATACAATAATATATGTTATAATAATTTAAATATATTATTACCATATATCCATGAAGGGACGTGTAAGTGATTATATTGCAGATTTTTATTATAAAAATGGAATAAATACTTTATTTACTATTACAGGTGGATTTGCAATGAATTTAAACGATTCATTCGGAGTATATGGAAAATATAACATATATTATCAACATCATGAACAAGGGTGTGGTTATAGTGCAACTGGTTATACGAAGATTCACAATAAACCATGCATTGTATGTACAACAGCTGGGTGTGCTGCAACAAATGCAATCACCCCATGTTTAGTAGCACATCAAGATAGCATTCCAATTATATTTATTTCTGGACAAGTAAATTCAAAGGAAACAATACGTTCCATGAATACTGATAAAATGAAATTGCGTCATTACTCTGGTGCAGATTCGGATATTATTGGTATGGTGACTCCTATTACAAAATATGCAAAGGAAGTAACAAGTGTTGATGAATTATTTATAGCATTAAATGAAAGTATGAAAGAGATGATTAGTGGTAGACCGGGACCTGTCTGGTTATCTATACCCGTTGATTTACAGGGCGCCATTGTAGAATTACCAGAAGTACCTATTATTTATAACAGCATTGTACACAACGATAATACTGATGCTATTTTATTAGAGTTAAATGAACTCATAAAAAATTCAAAACGTCCATGTATTATTGCTGGAAATGGAATACACTTGGGTGGATGTCGCAAAAAATTTACTACATTTTTGGAAAAATATAATATTCCGGTGGGTGTAACAATTCCAGGGTCTGACCTTATTACTTATGAAAACCCGTTATATGTTGGAAAACTAGGATTAATTGGAGATAGAGCTGGAAATTTTGCTATGCAGAATTGTGATCTTCTTATTTCTCTTGGTTGCAGAATGGCTCAAGGTATTGTTGGGTATAGAAGTGATTGGTTTGCTAGAGAGGCAAAGATTGTCTACATTGACAATGACCCCAATGAACTGGAAAAGACCAATGTCAATTACGCAATGAAGGTAAATATGGATTTGAATGTCTTTTTTGATAACTACAACTTTGAACCTGGTTGTTATAATGAATGGGTTAATAAGTGTGAACATTGGAAGAAGAAATGGTTGTATGAAATGCCCGAAAATTTCATAGATGATTCGCATGGGGTGAATCCATATTATGCATTAAAAGAGTTTTATGTGAAAGCACCTGAAAACAAAATAACACTAGCATCGTCTGGTTCTATTATTACTAATGCATGGCATATGGTAAACATCAAAAAAGGCGATAGATTTGTTATTAGTAGTCAAGGTGATATGGGGTTTGAATTACCTGCTGCAATTGGTGCCCAAATTGCTGAACCCACAAAGATGGTTGTTCCCATTCTAGGCGAAGGTTCATTTCAGCTCAATATTCAAGAACTGCAAACAATTATGCAAAATAAGCTTCCAATAAAAATATTTTTGTTCAACAATGCTTCTTATGGTGCTATCAGAATTACACAGGAAAAGATTTTTGGTAACAAATTTGGTACAGATGTATCTAGTGGGTTATCGTTTCCAGATAGCGAAAAGGTGGCAAACGCATATGGATTGCACTATATGTGTATACGTAAAAATGAAGATGTGGAAGGAAAAATACAGGAGTTTCTTGACTATGCAGGAGGACCAGTGATCCTTGAAGTGTTTTGTTGTATTCAAGGAAGATCGCCGAGACTCGCAGCAAGAAAGAATGAGGATGGAACATTTTCCAACCGACCTCTTGAGGACTTGGAACCATTTTTGGACAGGAAGGAGTTTGAAGAGGAAATGATAGTGAAAATAGTATAAATAATATCACAATGCATAATTATGATATTATACAAATTTTACATTATATTTTACTTTGTATTGTAGTATCTTCTATATTACATAAGTTGTCATGTTGTTTAAACCTTCCAAATGAATATCTTTCCCTATGACCTTCATCTATTACATTCTGTATTTTTATTTTAAAACAATTTACAGATTTAATAATATAATGATTTAATCTTAACCATGGTTCATTTTCAACAGCAACATGAAGAGGGGAATTATTTGGATAATTAGGATGTACTCTACCGCCTCCTACAACTGACCTATTATGAAGTGTTACATTTTTACCAGTTGATGTATGATGTGGTACAGGTAATCCATTATATTTTGATAATGGTTGTACAACATGTACAGAATCAACCCCTCTTAAGATTGCATTTACGTCCATTGCTTTTATTTTTATCAACCCTTTTGTTGTTGTAGAATCGTAACATTTTGTATATGCTTTTAATACACTTTCTGGACTTTCAACATGTCCACTACTACCAAAATTTCGCCAATTTACTTGAACTGCATATATTTATTTTTCTTCGTATAATTTTATAATATCTGTAATTGTCTTCCCTTCTATGGGGGAATACAAAAATTCGTCAATATCAAGCCATACCAACCAATCGTGTTCATATTTAGATATGTGTTGTTTACAAAAATTTTTAATTTGGCAACTCCCATGTATTTTACACTTTTCAATAGTAACAAACTCGTTATTAAAACGTTCTATATATGTTTTAATCTTTTTATCAATGTCCATATTTCTAAGTTCATGGTCACTGCAAAAAGCATATATATAAACATGTCTTACATCTTGTTTTTTATAAAAGTTGACATATTCTTCTATATAATGCATTTCATTATGTCGTACCCCGGTTGTAATGACTAATTTAGGTTCATCCATCGCCATTCAATATAATATATGTATATTATAATAATATTTATACCTATAATCACTTCTTCACCACTCGCAAGCTGTCTTTCTTGGCGTTTTCGCCTTCAAACTGCTTACGCGGCCCGGGTGCATACTGCGTAGCCTTTTCAATCGCTTTAATTCCCTTCACCATTTTGATGACTCCATCAGGCTCTACGCTGCTGGAGTGATCGCTGCCCCAACTATCTCTGTCCATGGTGATATGTCTCTCTACCCACGTAGCTCCTAACGCAACAGCAGCATAAGTTGTAATAAGTCCAAACTCGTGTCCGCTATACCCAATCTCCATCTTATCGCCCCACTTTGCCTTCATGTGCTCAATGTAGCGCAAATTCAAATCCTCCACGGGGCAAGGATAGGTAGAGTTGGTGTGCATAATCACGTCAGGCTTGGCGGCCTCGACCGCAGCGTCAATCTCCTCCTCAGTGCTCATGCCTGTGCTGATAATCACCACGTCAAATGCTGCGCGAGTGGCTCTGCACAACTCTAGGTCATTGATGGAGGCGCTGCCCAATTTAGCAATACGTGTGTGGCGAGCCATCACGGCCACGCTATCCAGATCCCACACACTGGCGAAAAACTCAATTCCGATGCTCTTGCTATACTCGCACAGCTCCTTGATTTGCTCCTCGCTGAACTCAATCTTGTGCTTGTACTCAAGATAGGTCATCTCGCCCCATGGCGTCTTGCGCATCTTGGACTTCTGGTGCTCGGGCACGCAGACGTCGGGGTTACGCTTCTGGATCTTGGCGTAGTCGCACCCCGCCACTTTAGATAGCATTATCATCTTCTTGCACTCTTCCATGGAACCATTGTGGTTAATACCAATCTCGGCAATGATTTTCACCATATATAAATAATAAGTACTATTTTTATGTTATTATATAAAATATTTAATAAATATAATTACTACAATGGAAGAAGAGAGAACCAAGATAGAACATTTTAAGGATATGCATAAAGGAGCTGATATTTATGTAATGGGCTCTGGAAAATCGTGCGATTTTTTGGATCCTTCTTTTTTTGAGAATAAAACATGTATTGGAATCAATCAAGCTTTTAAAAGATATAAGCCACAATATATAGTGAAAAAAGATTTTTTAGATAAAGATGAAACATTTGATTATGCACGAGATAATAATGCAATTATATTTTACTCAAAAAAATCAATGGGATCACTGCATGATTCAGATCCCAAAAAATATATGAAATCTGATGAAGATACTAGTAAAATAAAAACAATTAGATTTAATCATACACCACTTCTTGAGCATAATACTGGTTATAATGAAATTAAAAAAATCTATGCGGACGCTACAACTAATAACACACTTATGGTATCACGTTCTACAATTTCTTCAGGTATTCATTTAGCATTTTATATGGGTGCAAAAAATATAATACTAGTTGGTCATGATTGCTGTTTTATTAATAAAGAATCAAATTATGACGGATATCATAATAATAAATCCATGAAACCTGCATGGGGAGCTAATGATGAAAAGGGCAAAAAAGATTATGGAGAATGGGTATCAGCATGTTCTGATATAAGTACCAAGACTAAACAAGTACTTAATAATGAATATCAAGTAAATCTTTGTTCAATTAATCCATATGTTTCTATGCGTGAGGCGCTAGTTAATTGTTCAATAAAACGTTGATTTTGATGTTTGTTATGATAAATGATGCTTTAAACGTTTTTAAAAAAATAAAATAACACACCTTTAAGCTCACATTATAAAAAAAAATGAAATGGATTTAAAGAGATAGGGAGTAAGTATAATATAGCAAGATGGCAGACACGATCGTACTAGGCACTCAATTTAATGCGGCAAACATCAAGTTTACCGCCCCCAAGGCAAACGCATCCAATGGTAAGAGCGTGAATATTCTAAATAAACAGACAAACAGCGGACTTAGATTGGCAACTCCCCTCATGTTGACATGGGGTGCCAGCGACTACAAGGATGAAAATGGTGTGAGCAATGGTAAGTATGAGATGGCGCTCCAGTTTCCCAGTGAGGATTATCCCAATGCTGACGCAGATGCGTTCCTCAAGAACCTTGACGCATTTGAAGAGCGTATCAAGGCGGACGCGTTAGTCTACTCCAAGGAGTGGTTTGGCAAGGTTCACAAGTCGGACGAGGTCATCAATGCGCTCTGGACGCCCATGTTGAAGTATACCAAGGACAAGGCCACAGGCGAGCCCGACAAGAGCAAGGCGCCTACATTGAGAGTCAAGCTTCCTGTGTGGGACGGCGTGTGGAAGTCAGAGATTTACGATGAGGACTCCAAGCGTCTGTTCCCTTCTAAAGAGAACCCTAGCGCAACCCCTGTTGACTTTATCCAGAAGGGAACTCATGTTGCAGTGGTTATCCAGTGCGGTGGTCTCTGGTTTGCCAATGGCAAGTTTGGCATTACTTGGAAGTTGATTCAGGCGGTTGTCCAGATGCCCAAAGCATCCCTTCAGGGAACATGCTTCATTAAGCTGAACGACACTGAGAAGCATGCACTCAAGACTGCGGCGACAGCTCCTGCGGATGAGAACGAGGGTGTTAGCGAGATGGTTGCCGACTCAGATGAGGAAGGTGGAGATGTAGAAGCTGAAGATGACGGGGCCGATGAGGTGGAGGAGGAGGACGGACCCGAGCCTGAGCCAGAGCCAGAGCCTGTGAAGGAAGCGCCCAAGAAGAAGATTGTCAGGAAGAAGGTCACATAAATGATGTGTAGGCAACGAAACAAAAATAAATAGATTCGTTCATTGAAGTTGTAATTTAGTAACAAAATAACCCTTTCTTTTGTTACTAGATGGGACATTGCCAACGCGAAGTTAAGGAGAATTTTAACTAATTATGACAATTGTCTTGTATTATATTATTTTGCCCTCTATTTAGATTTCATAAAAATATAGATATACTATATATGTCTTCTCACTTCGAGTTCAGCAAATACTGCACCCCCGCGCAATTATACCTAGTCCTCGCTGTTATCGGACTTATCATGACTTTCATGGAAAACTTTAGACTTCTTACACTTATTGTGAATGGATTCTTCATTGTGATCTGGACATGGATCCTCAACTGGCTATGTAGCAAGGGCTTCACCGCTATTTCTTGGATCCTCGTTCTCCTTCCTTTCATTATGTTCGCTTCCGCCTTCTTCTTGGCAATGGAGGCCTCTGATATTAAGGACGGAAAGAACACGGCCATCCCCAAGAAGGTTGCCGAGGCATTCGGCATATAATCCAGCAATTGATGCACCCTCATTATTGTAATGATTTAATAACATGTTATGTGTCATTGACGCATATCATGATATCATGTATAGCATGCATAGTGAGTGTATTAGTCGGTAAATACCAACTTGATATACATACCCATCTTTTTGTTTATTGCATAGATGTCTTTCTCGTTGATATCCGACAACCCGCCACTCGGTACGTAATACGTATGCGTACGCTTAAATACCAAGTTATTAAGCTGAAACTTCTCGTTTGCCACTTCAACCTCCACGCTTTTGGTGTCAAAATATTCCACCTTGAACTGCTTATGCAGAGTAATATGTAGCACATTATCATCGTCAATAAAGACATTGTCTGGCAAGTCAGGAATGCATTTCACAATAATGTCGCGGTCTGGTTCTTTGCCGTCAAAGTACACCTCGCTATGCCATAGAGGGACAAAATAAGTAGTGTTGTCCATATGAAGTTTGTATATGTTGTTCACCATCATATCGTGCAGGGTTGGGTTCAATATATAGAGCTGGGCATGTTCAAACTTCTGTTTGACAATGTCATTGACTTGGTCTATGATGTGGTCGCTTACGTGCAATATGTGCTTATATTTATTGAGAAACGCAAGTATCTCCAATGCACTATGTTTATCTATTTTCTCAAAGAGGGTCACCGACAACTTCTCGTATCCCGCCAACACCAACTCCTTGATAACCTGCGTAAAGTGGATGTTGTCTGTTTTCATCAATCCCTCCATAAACAAGTTTAGCATGGAAGCATAGTCGCTGGGAGGGGGCGTCGTTGCAGACTCTTCGTCTGCCTCTGGAGTGTAGCCGTTGTTGTTGCTGATGCTGATGGTCGTTTGAATCATCGCATACGCGTCGCCTAGTTGCTGAAATACCTCCTTACTCGTTTCGCTATTCTTGTTCTTGTCGGGATGGTATTGCAATGCCAACTTCCTGTACCGCTTCTTCAACATATCCATTGTTATTTGTTCATTGTGTGTAAACTCAAGTACCTCAAGTGCTTTCTGATATTTCATGCTGTGCAGCAGGTGCAGATATAGGTATAATGCTACATGTGTCTAAGTAATTTAGCCTACGTCTTTTTGGGATGGATAATAATGTCGCATTTATGTATCTTCTTCACTAGAAATATGATATAGGACTCCATGTGGTAAATTGGGCGGTAGTTGTTGTTGTAATACTTGAAAAAAGTATGTGTGTTGAGAATCACCTCGGTAACATCTTCGGACTTTATGTGCTTGTCTCTGATAAGCAAACTCATGATATTCCATACAATCTCATGGATGCTAATGTCGTAAATGAGTATGTCATACAACAACTCGCGCAATACATTGAACTTGAACCCCGAAATGTCCGCTATAATGTATTTATATAGATTGTCAAACGTCGTATCCAAATACTTTATCTGAAAAGTGGGGTCATTGAGCATCTTCATGTTGGTTATTTCAGTCATCTTAATAGAACGTTTCATGTGAGGAAAGCACTTTTTATACAAAGTGGCGGATGGTCTGGCAACATGGACCATTTGACAGCACTGAATAATATTATCGGGAACAAAAGAAACGTGTTCCGCAAGCAGGAAAAACACAATGTTAATGGGTTCCATGACATTTGACTGCATATAGTTATAAAAATTGTCAAGCAGCTCGCTATGTGTGTCGTGAAAGTTTTTGCAAACAATGATTCCCGTTTTTTCCTGCTTGGTTGAAATGACGTCAATAATCTGCTGATAGATGTCGTGCCATAGTAACTTGGAGTTACACCCCAACACACCCATATCTACTTCGTAGTGGATGTCGCTTATCTTGAAGTAGTATTCCTGTTTGTTGAAGGTAATGGTAAACCGCTTCTCGTACTTGAGGTCGCTTGGGCTATATTTTTGAATACATTTCAGCATTTGCGTATACTTGCCTGAACCGGCAGGTCCGTACATAATCACATTCTTGAGATCGCGTATGTTAGTTGGAAATTTAGCATATATGTTTTTATCCAGCTTGGGGTGAAGATTGTATAGCTCCGCGGAACGGATATACTCTTCAAAGTGGGTCTCATAGAATTTCATCGTATCGTATTGTATCGTATATTAACATAGCTATGCGCATCTTTCTAAACGTGTTATAGAATTATAAGTAAAACAATACAAAAACACAAAATCAATATATGTATCTAATCCAATGAGTATATTACAAACAATACACCAGTATGAACATGACAATGTATATTTTTGCGACTCTATAAAAAACAATGTTATGACGAACGGGTATTTCATTCGTATTCTGTATTGCATGTCAAATTGCACAATGAACGGCATTTATCTCAAGATGGACTTCCGCGAGGTTATGTACGAGAAGTACTACCAAAAATACAAGTGTCATTTTGATATAGATACATGTATGGAAATGACCAACCACGTTAACGAGATTGAACAACAACTACTGGACAAGATATCGCGAATTGTCAAGGGTAAAACGCCGCAATACAAACTTGCAGAACAGCTTAAATATGGATTCATCAAATTGTTTTGCGAAAGTCCTCCACCAAAGCACCCTGCTAGTGGGTTGTTTATTTTGAAAATATCTGGCATATGGGAAACAGATGTGAACTATGGTCTAACGTACAAATTCTCGCGAACAAGTTGCATTGACACATAATGCATCATGATAATACATGGATTATGATGATGATGATAATGATAATGATGATGATGATGATGATAATGATAATGATGATGATGGTAACTCTCGCATGCTTGCTACCTCTCTACCTCTCTACCTCTCTACGGGTCATCTCATGAGTGTTTAATATATTCATTTAAGGTGCTAAATCCGTCGGTGGAATACGTGGTAAGTATATACCACATGATGATGATAGCATATAGATTGACTGATGCGAGCAAATACATAAGAACGCGGTAGAAAGAAGACATGACCGGCTCGTCTGCCGATTTGTTTGTAACGCCTAACCACAACACAATGAATTCGATCACCACCAACACGCTGGATATTCCGCTAAATGTGTAGTACTGGGTAGACGTCCTCTTTTGGTCAATCACGTCCTTGTATTTCACAAACGCAACCACCGAAAGGATCAAGATGGCCAAGTAGACAATTACTGGTCCCATATAGAGAAGAAGGTTGTAGAGATAGTTGAAAACTGACACTGATTCCAGTGTACCCAAGTAGCGCGATACTTTCAAATATGTGTGTGTGGCGATCATGCCTACCGCGAGTATCGTGGTAGAATAGGCCACTATGGAAAGCGACGTTTGGCCACTGAACATCATTGAAAATATCATAAGAATCAATCCAGTTACTCCGACAGATAGGTACAGGGTGGAGAACCAGCTATCCGATGCTTTTTTATCTGTCATATTGTATATTATATATGATTATTTTATTGTGGGTATAAAAATAAAATACGTGGTATTAGTATACTTACGATGAGCAGGTTCAATGTACAAACAACGCACCCATTAATACCTAACTCGCAAGAATACATATATGAACAGCAGTACATCTCCATTCACTCCGAGGATAGAAATATAGTAAAGTACCCCAACGCGAGCGAATTTGAGATAGAGTTGCCGCAAGACTACTTAAACGTGCAAGGCTTTAGGTTGGTCTCGGGATACTTTCCTGCACAGGTTATTGTGTTTTCTAAACAGAGAAAGAACGTCACCATGCTATTCAATTTTATAGAGCTGTACAATCCAAACGACCACGGCGTGGTGGACCCGCTGCAGCTGGCTATTTATGCCACCCTCTCGGGGTATCTGAAAAACTACTTCATCATTATAAATGACGGAACATATACCGCAGAGCAACTAATGCATGAAGTGGTGAACAAGATGAATCAGGCGGTTAATGACGTGCTTCTTGGTTCAAGTAGCACGTTATCACCGGCAGAAAAAACTGCACTAGAGACCGCTGGAGGATATACTGAATTTGTGGCCGCTTACCACGTTCCATCTATGAAGATATGGCTTGGTAATCAGTCTTCTGGATTCCAGTTAATGAACACTGAAACTGCCAGATACGAAGAAACTAGCCACATTTGCTATTGCTACGACAACAGCGATATTGTGGATGTGTTCAAAGACTGGGGGCTTCCTGGAAACCTCGGATTTACCCGTTGCAACGCGGAGTCGGTGGAGTTGATGAATGAAACGGACGCGCGATTCTTCTACCTTTCCGGTACAAGTGGTGTGTGGTTGCGGCCAAATGCGAGTCTTGCTGGCGCAAAAGCGTATTATATTGTCGCTCCCATGCAAATGGATATTGCGCCACAAAAGTACATGTACATGGATATCAAAATGCTGAACGCCATTGATGAAACCGCGCCGTATAATTACAGCAAATACACACAGGAAACCAATGCCACCAATGGTGTTGTCAAGGCATCTTTTGCCAAGATCCCATTGAGCACGGACGCATTGGGTGGATATTACGAGGAATACAACCCCGCGAATTATTTCAAAATGTATAATCCTCCTGTAGAAAGAATACGTAAACTTAGTATTAAATTTCGCTACCACGACGGCATGCTAATGGATTTTAACAACCAAAAATATACATTCACGCTTGAGTTCACCATTTTGCGTCCTCAAAATAACCGAGCGTACAATGTGCGCGTTCCTGTATCCATTGGCAATCCAGCGTAATGGGTATTGCGTTGTATTGTTGCGGCTGGTTAGATTAGGTTTACGATACTTGATGAGTATCGTATATCCATTGTTTTAGCTCCTCCACGTTGCACGTCATGAAATCCAATCCGCACTCTTTTAGGCTGAAGAATTGGGGGCGTTTCATGCCAGCGGTCTTGAAAAATATGTATGGCCCTCGTTTGCTCATACGTATGGATAGGTTGTCGTTTATCTCTCTTGTCCCATTCAGGGTTTCGTCTATTATGGTGGCCACCTCTTCGCGCGTTATATTTTCCATGGGACGATTCCCCAGCCGTTTCAAGGAGATGTTTTCATTGCCCCATAGAGCATATATACCAAATTTCCCTTTTTTTAGTAAGATATCATGACCGCTATGTTCGCCCAAGTTACCCTCTTCTCTCTTTGTTTCGTCTACCAAATCCTCTAATAGGTATTCGCCGCGCTCTAGCTTGTGCACGTCTATCTCCTTCTTGACAGGCTTGAACGATACATTATCCGCGGTCGTACACTTGATAACGGGACCATTCTTACCTATAATGTATTTATGAGTATCGTCGATAGCGTATTCCACCTTTGCCGGATTTTCATTTTTGAGGGATTCCAGCAAGTCGGTGATTTCGCGATAGTACTCGCCGACCACAGAAGTCCACATAATATTGTCCGTGTTCCCCGCAATCCTATCCAAGTTATCCTCCATCATCTTTGTATAATCATAGTTGAAGAGAGAAGAAAAATGCTTCTCCAAAAACTCCAATACCAGCACCCCCGTTGGCTGAATTATTAGTTTGTTTTTCTCGTTCCCGTACACTCTCTTCGTTTCCAATACCTCTATTGGGCCGTCGCATGTCATATGGTAGTCTTTGCAGACAATCTCTTTTCCGGCAACATTCTCCTTTTTTACGTAGTTTCTCTCTTGGATCTTTTCCACAATCATGGAAAAGGTAGACGGGCGGCCAATACCATTGTCCTCCAGCAACTGGACGAGTCTAGCCTCCGTGTAGTGCTGCTTCAGTTCCTTGAGGTGCATGTTGGAAGTAATTTTTGTGAAAGTTGTTTTGGAGGCAGGCAACGAAGAGAGAAGGTTGTACTCCCGCTCGCTATTTTCGGTGCCCGAAACCGACCCCACCGCCATCCAGCCCAAAAAGCACGCGCGCTCGCATTTGCGCACATATTCGCCGTCGGGCGAGGTGATTGTGCCTTTTACGGAGTATAGTTCTGCCGGCGCCATGCACGACTGAAGTGTGATATCGCGGATTAGTTTGTACAACCTGCTTTCTTTCGTTGACGTAGCGTCCTCTAGATTGTCAACATGGATGCAGGTAGGGCGAATGGCTTCGTGTGGCGTGGCATTGTCATTGGTAATATGTTGAATAGACTTGTCAGAAGTTACAAAATCGGCGCCATAGCGGCCGGAAATATATTTGCGCGCCTGCGCAAGAAACGGCGCCGCATATTTTTTGCTGTCTGTGCGCATATACGTAATGTGACCCGATTCGTACAATGATTGGCAAATCCGCATGGTCTCTTTCGGTGAATAACGCAACTCGTTGCTCGCAATCTGCTGAAGCCGAGACGTATTGAGCGGCGCAGGCGGCGCGCGAGTTACTTTTTTCGGAGGGGTACAGCAAAACATGTGTTCGTAGGGTTGGCTATTTTTGTAAAACTCAAGAACATGCTCTTCAGTTTCATACTCTTTGGTGTGGTCAAAAGAGAGCACCCCTTTGCCTACGCGAAACATCCCCGATGTGGAGTAGCGTCGGACGCCCTCTGCGGCGTTAATTTCTTGTTGGTTGTCATACACTAATTTCAGCGCCGGCGTTTGGCATCGGCCAGCAGACAGCGCTTGGTGGGCAATGTGTTTCCATAAAGTGGGCGATATCTTGAATCCCAGTAGCAAATCCAGAATTTGACGCGTTTGTTGCGCGTGCACTATGTTCATGTTGATGCGGGTCGGGGCGCGCATCGCCGATTGCACCGCCTCCTCGGTGATTTCGTGGAAGATGATTCGCTTGGTGGTAGCGACATTTAAATCAAAGATCATGCAGATATGCCATGCGATTGCCTCGCCTTCTCTATCGTCGTCTGTGGCAAGAACGACCTCTCCAGATTGTGCAATGGCCGTCTTGAGAGACTGGACGTACTTCCGTTTTTTATCCGCAATGACAAACGTGGGAGAGAAGTGATTGTCCATGTCAATGTGCTTCAGGGATGGCAGCTCGCGAAGGTGTCCAAAGCTGGCCACGCATCTGTATCCCGTGCCAAGGTATCCTTCTATTTTCTTGCATTTGGCGGGCGATTCAACAATAACTAGCGTCGTTGATGTTGAATAGGTCATAAGTATGATGTATGTATGTATATACATTAACATTTAAGTTTTTTTGCGTGCTTAAACTCCTTCCATGAAATATTCACGGGCTCGGGAGCAGGCTCGCTCTCCTGCTCGCCATATTGGCTGTCCAACTTTGCTGCCTTCTTCAGAGCGCTGTCCACGTAAATTTTCTTCAGAAGGGTGCCTACGACAAAGGACCCCTCGTGTTGGTCCATGAGCCCCTTTTCAATGCGTTCCAGCACGTCAATAAACTGGAATAGAATGGTGACATTGATTTCGTCCTTGCGAATTTTGTTGTAGAGGTCCGAGTAGTAGTTGAACAAAAAGCTGCAATCAATCATAGCTTCCATGTTCAGCGTCTCCATGTCGTTGGGGTATTTATTTCGTAGCTTTAACAGAGTATTGACGTCGCGACGCATGATTTCGCTGTGCTTCAGCTCACGAATAAGCTCGGTCTGATCCAGCACGTCGTTCTCCTTCAGCATCCTTTGGAGTTGTAGTCTTGCATTGTTGTCCATTTTAATGTTTGGATCCATATAGTATTTATTATTATTATTTTAAGTTTTATTTTGTATTGCTATACTATATATGGTAGATTTAACTCTAAAAAGCGACCTAGGATATGATGCGCCGCAAGGGATGCAGGGGTCATACGATGCAATAATGAAACAAAATGCTCAACAAAATCAGCTCATTGATGCGATTGGAGGCGGTAGACGCAGGCGAATACGCAATAGAACAAAACGTGTGCGCAAAATGAACCGACCTATCAGAGGAGGCGAGGTCTCGCTGCCACCCTATCCAAATAGCGCGCCGGCAGGGCGCATTGAAGTGCAACCGCTTCCACTAGGGTCTCAAAGTGGAAATACTCAGGCAAACAATATTCAAAACGCGACCACCTATGCGGCGTCTGTCCAGAATGCCACCGGTGACAAGTATGTCGGCGAAGGAATTAGTCCATCGCAGAATGGAGGGAGAGTGCGAAGAACTCGCAAAAGACGCGGTAGAATCACAAGAAGAACAAAGCGTATGCGAGTAAATGCCAAAAAGAGAAAGAGTAGAAGAACCCGTAGATACAGGAAATGAATATTTACGTAAAAACGATGAATAATTATGTTGGAATAATATAAGTATGATTAGAGGCTCAACATGGATAATATTTTTGATGGTAAATCTGGTGTTTGTAGCTTTGTATGCTAGGATGTTTATCACCAACTATTTGGTTATCATGAAAAAAAATTGGTCAAAGTATAGATGTAACCCTATCGCCATTCCGTTCTCAGATGACCCCGGAAAAGATTTCGTGTATTGCGTCCAGAATATTCAGTCCAATTACATGAAATATTTGATGCAGCCGTTGAACTACATGTTCAACACAATGGGCAGCCTTGCAATTAATTTTGACACAAACATACTTGATATTCGTAAAATGTTTAACTATATTCGCAATCAAATCATGTTCATCATAAAGAGTACATTTGGTGTGATGCTGGCAATCATTATTGAATTTCAGCGTGTTACGATTATGCTTAAGGATCTGTTTGGAAAAATGGTGGCGATGATGGAAGTGACCAAAGGAATGACCGAGGGGTCTATTATGACCGCGCAGAGCGCATGGAACGGCCCGCCCGGAGGCATGATAAGGTCATTGAGTGGTCTGGCATGTTTTCATCCCGACACACGCTTAAAACTACAGAACGAAACGATAAAATGTATGAGAGAGGTATGTTTAGGAGACATACTTCAGGACGGAAGCATGGTACATTGCGTGATGAAACTCTCTAACCTAGGCAAAGATGTATATTACAAGTTTGAGGGGGATGGAGTAGAGGGGGATGACATCTATGTAACAGGCAAGCATTTTGTAGAGGGTCCTGATGGAAAGTTCATACACGTAGAAGACCACCCCGACTCCATTGAGCTGCCAGACAAGGAGGTTGGCGAACTAAGTTGTTTGGTTACCAACAAACATCGCATTCAAGTGGGTAAGAAAATGTTTTGGGATTGGGAGGACGATATGTTATATGCCGACTAGGCATCATAACATACAATGGGTAGGTAACTAGCTGGTTAAATGGGGAGGACATTTCTTTGCAGGTTCATTGATATACTTGCATTTCTGTCAATCTTTGTCACATCACTATTACATGCAGGACATGTGTGCAAATCTTTCACATATATTGTAAAGCATTGAACATGGTATTTGCGATTACATTGACAATGTATATACTGGCTGTTAATAATATACTCGTGACATAACGGACAATAATGTTTATCGTAAGGTTTACTCTGGCAAGACCCCATTACACCGACCGGAAAGAAAAATGAGACAAACTAATTTGAAAATATAATAAAAAGATATAAATATTTTGTTATTATATATAGTATCGTAATGGATAATGAAGAAAAAATAAAGAAAATGGAAGAACATATTTCAAATTTAGAAACAGAACTACAAACAACCAAAGAGCATCTCAAAAAATACACAGCACCGGCAAGTAGAAAAGTTTATTATGAACGAAATAAGGAACAGGAGAAACAACGAGCAAAAGAATACAAAGAAAACACAAATTATAAATCTACTCCAGAGCAAGTTAAATTATATAACCAACGAGCATATTTACGAAGAAAAGAAAAACTCAAAACGGAAATGGAAGAAAAACAAAACGATGAGAATATTTAGGAATAATTAATTGTTTATAAACAACCATTTAAAAATAAAATATTTAGTAAGTATATAGAATGGTAAAAAAGAAAAAGAAGGAAACATTCCAAGAGTTCCGTTCCACAGATAAGTCTGCTTACACTACTATCAAAACCACACTCAAATCTGTATTACATAACCATAAAGAAGTCCAACATGTTATAACTAATTTGGTTTTTGAAATGAATGATTTGATGATACATTCTTACCAGTTTATCAGATTGTATGTATTGAAATGCTATAACGATAATCAACCTTTACCCGAAATAAATGAGAAGTTTATTTTGTATTGTATCAAGGTATTAGGAGAAAAAACGAATAGTGGAAGAAAAGAAAAGGATACATCTATGTTAGAAACACTACAAGAGTTTTATGATAAGGAATACCAACCTTTACTTAACCACGAAAAAACACCTTTGAAAAACAAATCCAATATGCTTCCGTATTTAGCAACACAACTTCATACTTCCTTATCTAATAATACACAAGAACGATTTATTCAGCATTTTCTTCGGTTTATCAATAAAACCACCACGAACATAACGGAAGATAAAGCAGTTTTATTCAAGTTCAAAAAGCAATTATTAGAATGTAAAGATGAAACTGATCCTATGTTTGATGACTGGAAACGCACTCATTTACCGAATATTCTTCCCCAAAATATCAAGAAGTCAGTTCATTATGATGTGAAAGTGAAACCATTTGATTATTTGAAAGGTATGTTGTATATGAATGCTGTATTGGAAAAGGAAGAACACAAACTATTCCAACCTTTACCACTCCGTAATAACATCATTCCCAAGCATATCATTTTTGATACTGCTTGTATCGTTAATCTCTTCTCGTTAGACGGAAAAACAAAAACAGAATTATTCAAAGCAATAAAAGAAAATCAATACGATGTATGGAATAATCTTTTGAACTTACAACATAAAACATTCAAAAGCAAACATTATCAATTTCATTACCAATTACAAACAGATGGGATTAGTTGTTCCTTATTGTTTATTCGTAAGGATTTGAAAGATAAGAAATGGGGTTCAAGAGTTCCTACTTTACCAGCACAAGATTTTCATAACATAGAAGATTTATCCACAGAACAACTCAAAGAAGTAGCACCTCGTAATATTGTAGGTTGCGACCCAGGAAAACGCAGTCTGGTATATATGATGGATAATCAAGGAAACAAATTAGAATATACCGCACCTCAAAGAAAACGAGAAAGCAAAGCAAAAACAAACCAACGAATATTATTAGTGGAAAAGAAACGAAACAACATCATAGAAAAAGAAACTCATTTATCCTTTCAAAATAGTAAATCCGTAGATTACGACAAGTTCAAAACATATTTAGTGGAGAAGGATAAACTTAATAAAGAAACCTTATATTTCTACCAACGAGAAGTTTGGAGGAAAATGAAGTTTCGTCAATATAGTTATGGTAAGAAATCCATAGATACATTCCTTAATAAAATCAATGAAACCTTTGGTGAAAATATCCTAATTGGTTATGGAAATTGGAGTAGAAGCACACAAATGAAACACTTTATGCCTACGATGAATAAAGGATTACGAAAGCAAATCCACAAGAAATATGATACAATAACAATCAACGAATGTAATACAAGTAAAAAATGCTGTGAATGTAATAATGATTTATCCTATTACAGACATAGTAATGGAAACAAGCAGTTCCGTCTTTTAGTATGTTCTGGATGCGTGAGACCCCAAGTCAAACAAACCGTATTCAAGACAAGAGACGCTAATTCAGCAATCAACATCATGAACTTAACAAAATGCTGGATAGAGAAGCAAGAACGCCCTGCGTGTTTTCAAATTTCGTCTTTCACCTCTTCAAATATCCAAACGGAAGAGGAAAAAGTTAGACCATCGTAGGTGAAATTCCTACTATTGATTTTACATCACCGTATTTTTAATGGGATTTTGTCTCATTTTTCTTTCCGGTCGGTGTAATATAGTACAACATATTCTCTTTATTATAAATTTATGTTTTTATGAGGCTGTTTTATTATTCGTATAGTATATGAGTAATTATGATAAAGGATTAAACAAGATGATGAATGACATCAAGTCCATGAGCTATGCCGACAGATATGGAACGTCAATACTCATGTTTTGTGTACTAATGATTGTGTTGTTTGTGGCGATTTCTTATTTTAGACTTAGTGGCGAGTTCCAGCCAATTCGCGATAACTGGGTAAATCGTCGGTGTGAGCCAAGTGTGATTCCGTTGGCCGGAATTATAAATGCCCCAGAAGGTGAAGGCATATTAGAATACACCTCCAAGAACTTCACCTATTGCGTAAACACTATGCTAAAACCGATGGCAGATAAAGTCGTTTCACCCTTTGATGTGCTAATGAACGGAATACTAAACATATTTAACAGAATCAAGGGGGCAATTGAATCTGTTAGAAACATGCTTATGTCTGTACGCGGAAATCTGACTACCATTGTGCGTAACATTTACAATCGGCTGATAAACATTGTTGTTCCAATACAAGATATGCTTATCCGTGCCAAGGACCTTTTTGGGAAAGCAAATGCAATTATGCAAACCTCCACAAATATGATTGTCACTCTTCTTATGATTATAAAGTCGTTTTTGGGCTACATTGTTGCAGCGGCGGCTAATATTCTAGTTACAATGGCGCTTGTCATGGCGCTAATGGCTGGAATCCTCGCGGCATGCTGGTTTTGGTGTCCATGGATGTTGCCATATGCCATTTACGTGTTGGCGTTTTATACTTCCATATACATAGTCGTCATTGTCTTGTTATGCATTATCATTGTTTTTGTAAAAAATGTAACAGGTAGTACCGCAAGAGTGACAATGTTTAATGCGCCATCGTGTTTTGACGAGAACACTCCACTTGCATTGGCCGATGGTACAACAAGAGATATTGCGCACATTTGTGTGGGGGATACACTGAAAGACGGCGGAGTAGTCACTGCAAAACTGAAACTGGCCGCATCTAGTGAAAAGATATACATTCTACGCAATGTAATTGTCAGCGGAACGCATCGTATCCAACACAACGACAGCTGGATACCTGTATCGGAGCACCCAGAAGCAAATAGGCTCTTTGAATACAACAAACCCTATTTGTATTGTGTAAACACAACCACCAAGAAAATTGTCATTAACGAATGTGTGTTCATGGATTGGGATGAAGTAGATGATTCTGTGTTGACACGAATCAAATCACGTACAGCAATGTGCGACGACGCAAAGGCATATGATGTTATTCGTCGGCATTGCAACGGAGGTATACAAGAAGATGTGTGGATTTCTATGCATGGCACGCAATCTGCTGTGCGTATTAAAGATGTTCGGGTGGGAGATACATTGAAAAATGCAATTGAAGTGTATGGTATTGTGGAAACAACCGCCGACATGGTTTTAGATAAACATAACATCTATCCGTCGCCTGAAAAGGGCGAGTCAACGAAGTTTAGTAAAAAAATATACCATTTGTTGACCAAGCCAAGATACTTTTTCGTTGATGGTGCGAAGTTCATGGATTACAATAATTACATAGACGGGTTCTGTTAAAATATTATCTATGAATTATGTATAATACAATGAACCTTTCTATTGGTGGGTTTAAAATTAGATTAGGTGCATTAGTGATTGCGGCTATAGTGGTGTTTATCATTTTTGCCCAGACTTCTCGGTCCGTTTGCTCCTGCGGAAATACATCGAGAGAGGGGTTTTTCGGCGGGGCATTGAATGCCAATAATTATCAGTCATATTCTTTAGATAAGGATACTCCGGTAGACACTTCCAAATGGGGGTCTCCCTCGTTGGTGGTTCGCAGCGGTGAACCCCCTAGTCCAGGGGCACAGGCCATATTAAACCGCCCTCCTCAGCAAGTGCCTCTTCCCGAAGGACAGCTTTCCATGTTTGCTAACACTGAATTCAAACCCGAGTGCTGCCCCAACGCGTACTCCAACGGAAGCGGATGTGCCTGCATGACAGTCAATCAATACAACTACTTGGTCTCCCGTGGTGGAAACAACGTTCCGTACTCCGAATATTAGATCAGCTAAATACCTATAAATAAATATCTTGGCTGCAAGATATTTATCCATCTATCCATGTGTATGCACGCATGCACGCTGCCTTTTTACTTTCCATGCCAATGTTTAATATAAAACATTGTTCCTCTATGCGGATATTTACCGGATACATTATGGTTAGGAAGTGTGTGTGGTATCATATTTAATTTTTGACAAACATACGGAAATGATATCTGGTCTTGTGTTGTGTGTACAAGTGTTTGCGTGTACCACTCATCCAAAAAATCTTGAACACGTTCGTCCTTTTGTAAAAAGGCAACAAAGCACGTGAGCCACACGCCGAAATTGGGGTTGTCTGGCCGAATTTGTTTGAAAAATTCGTCGGTATAGCCATCTTTTTTATAGCATTCGTATTGATAGTCCACATCTTGGTACGGCTGACATTGGTTGTTCCAGAATAAGGAGGTATATCTTTCGTTATGTGACGCCAACACCTCCTTTTGCAAATGACCGCTTCGCCATTCATGATTCCATGTAATAATTTTATCCTTGTAAATATGATTCATAATATATTCGCTTACTTTCTCGTGGGTTATCTCAATAGTTCCGTCTAACCATACAATCACATCATACTCTTTAAGACGAGGAATATTGGTAAACGCTTGTTTGTAATACTTGGCCACGTTGAATGTGTGATGATTGTTTGCGATAGAATTATTTTGTTTCCCTGTATCTAGTTGACTTTTATTCAGATAAAAATAGGGAGTAGTATCAATTACCCACCCGTTACTTTCTATACCTATACAATCTGTAAAACAAATAAAGTCTGTATCAATAGTTTGTTTTACAAACTTTTTACACGTCGCCTCATAATTTCCGTAAACAGCTGTGATAAAACATATTTTGGTCATTATTATATAATACATAATAATATATTACATTCTACTAAAAAGTTTGCTCGCATTTTGTACAATATCTTATGGTCATTGACCTGTCTGGGTCAATATCAATTAGGTCGGTGACAATATTGTGGTTACACCCTACCCTCTCCTCCTCCTCCTCCTCCTCATCCTCCGCAGGAGCGTCATGCTCATCGCAAATGCTGTTGATGACATAAAGCCTATCTTCTGACTGACGGACCTTGTATGCAAGTGCATTCTTGTCAAACAAGTGTTCCATATCATATGAAAAGTCTTTTAGCAACTCGGCATATTGGTCAGGAGATAGGCGAGAAAGAATATCCATCATGTGGTTGCCATGGTTAATGCGCTCCTCATGTAGTTGTTTTAATATATGTAAATGGCTCATGCTTATATATATTAATGGTTATCTTTATGTTCATTTTATTATGCACTATTTTCAATACCGGTGGCGGGGACAATTTCAATGATTTTGTCGGGGTCTATGTAGTTGTATTGTAATTTTTTGGTGAGGTATGCCGAAACAAACACGTTCTTTTCTGTGTTGACAATTGCGTTTAAATCTATCAACTTCCCAGCAAGGAACACCACGTTTGTCAGGAATACTGTGGCGGTTTTGTCGTCCAGATAGTTGTTGTGGTATATGGTGTATCCGCTAAAGAGTGTGTTGACAAGAAAGAGAACCATCGCAGCATACCCAGCCCGCTGGTAGGCCTTATCCAATCGCCATAATTGTTCTGTATTTTTTTCTGGAAGCTTGACTAGAATTTCTCCCACTGCGTCGTTGTCGTTGGGATACTCCTCGTTTACTTCCAAATAGGTAATCATCTTATTCTCACGATACACTTCTACTCCATACATACCAAGGAACATACCGAGAGAAACAACATTAACGGCGGTGTTGGTAATTATAAGTGGGTCCGATGATTTCATATTATCAAATAATCCGCACGCATTGTCACCGCATTTTTGAGGAACAAACATCAACAACATTGTCCCCATAAGAACGCGATACAATTCCAACAAAAATGCGACAGCAACGCCGCATTTCTGTTTGTTATCTTGTGAGCGGGAACTTTCCAACACATCATCATAGAAGCTCACTCTTTTTTTGGCAGCTGCTTGGTTTTCTTGCATATAATAATACATGAGAAAACATTTTGTCCTTCCTATTCAAGAAAGAAATAATAAGTAGCTAGTTAATAAATTATAAGTAAGTAATTAGGGTAGGTAATTATAGATACATGGCTGCCCATGACATGTTGACATCCTTGTCACGTTTGATAAGCTTGTTGACCACCTCAATCGTGACATTGAATGGGAACGACACATCGAGTGCCATCTCGTTCTGGAACAAGCTTGCTCCAGGCTTCATGAGGCGGTACAAGTTGAGCTTTGTGTAAATGATTTCCAAACATCTCTTCATGTTACGGACGCCATATTCCTTGTCGCAGTACTCTGACATGATATGGTGAAGCGTCTCGTCGGGAATGATAATGTCCTCAGTTGAAAATCTGACCTGTTCGCGAATCTTGGGAAGCAAGTAGTCGGTGGCAATGATGGTCTTTTGCTTCTTCTCATATCCCTTGGTGTGGATGCGGTACATCCTGTCGCGCAAGATAGGATTCACCTTGCTTTCGTCATTGTAGCTGAAGATGAATAGACACTTGCTCAAGTCAAAGTCAATCTCGGCAAAGTACTTGTCATGGAACTGGCTGTTCTGAGAGGTATCTGTGAGATGGGTCAGAATGCCTGCAATCTCTTCGCCCTTGGGGGTGTCGCTAATCTTGTCCAATTCATCAAAGTATATCACTGGGTTCATGCACTTGCTGTCTACCAGAATCTGAACAATTTTACCCCACGTACTTCCCTCGTAAGTGTACGAGTGTCCCTCTAGGAAACTGCTGTCTGTTGCGCCGCCCAACGCGATGAATGCAAATGGGCGGTTGAGAATCTTGCTGATACCTTCTTTGACCAAGGTGGTCTTGCCCGTTCCCATGGGCCCTTGGATGGCAATGGCCGTGCCTACACTGGCAGGATTGGTAATGAGCTGACCCAGCATTTGCATGATTTGCATTTTTGCATCATCTAGTCCATAGACAGCTTGGTCTAATGTGGTCTTGGCGTTTTCCATAAAGTCGTGGCACTGGTCCACGCCATTGTCAATAGTTATCGGAAGATGGTTGAATTTGCCAAAGGGAATGCGCATAAAGGTATCCACCCAATTCTTGACCTTGTAGTACTCGCCTGACCCCGGCTCCATGTAGCGCAGGGAGTTGATTTTCTTCATTGCAGCGCCTTTGAAAATAGCAGGCATGTCTGCTTCAAGAAGCGTAAGTCTGTACGGCTTTTCTACGCGAATAATCTTGTTAATGTCGCGAAGCTCTTTGATAATCTTCTTCTGATTATCCACTTCCAGTTTGCCGAAAAACTCGTAATCGTTGTTGGTGTTCTTGTCCTTGACAAGCTTGCGGAAAATGCGCGTGTTCTTTTCTTGGTGCTTCTTCTCCTTGCGCTTCTGTTTCTTCTCGTGTGTCTTGAGAGTTGTTTCGCATACCTTCACAATCTCCTTCGCATTGGCATTGTTCTTGTTCTTCTTGTATAGCGTCTTGAGCTCCTTCATGAAATCTTCGTTATCCATCTGCTGCTCGTCGACATCCTTGCTTTCCCTGTCTACCGCATTCTCCGATTCTTCTCTGTTGTTGCCCTTCTTCTCGTTCAAACTGGCTGCTGATTTATTCTTACGTAGTCGACCACCAGCCTTGCTTCGTGTGATAATAATATCTTCTTCGTCGTCGCTGTCTTCTAACACATCGTCTTCATCATCATCATCATCCTCATCCTCACTTGAAGACACGTCCTCGTCCTCGTCCTCTGTTGCCCAACCATCATAATCACTATCATCTTCATCCTCGTCCCACTCATCATCATCTTCTTCATCGTCGTCTCTTCCGCCGATGGAGAATATGATGTTGAACTTGCTGGACTTGCCGCGTCCGCCATCATCGTCATTGTCATCGTCGTCGTCGTCGTCGTCGCTTTCATCTGCATCACTTTCAAGCTCAATAACCCTCTTCTGCTTCTTTGCAGTTACCTTCTTGTTGCTGCTATTATTTGCCCCCTTCTTGGAGGCCTTCTTCTTCTTCTTCTTGTTACGTGACTTTTCCTTCTCCTCCTCTTCCTCCTCCTCCTCTTCCTCCTCTTCCTCCTCCTCCTCTTCTTCCTCCTCCTCTTCTTCCTCCTCCTCCTCTTCAATATGCTTTCCCTTCTTGGTCTGTTTTGCATTTTTGTTTAGTTTCTTGAGTGCATCCTTGGCATTGTCGCCTGCCTTAATTTTGCTGGCAAGATGTTTGGAAGGAAAGATCTTGTTCAGGAATTTGCGGTACTCGTGGCTGTCCATCTCCATTTCCTCCTCGCTGCTCTCACCCTCGCTATCAGAGCTCTCATCCTTCTTTTTGTTCTTGGTCTCAACACGCTCCTTCTTGTTGGTGTTCTTGTTGTTGCTCATTTTCTTCTTGTCCTTGTTCTCTTGGATTTTCATCACTTGTACTATAAGTATATTTAATACCCAAGTCGTTTTTTTGATTCATTTTTTTTACTGGTATACTTCTAGTACATACATACATACGTACATACGTACGTAACATACACGCCTGCATGCACACAGGTCATACGTTTATGGATTGTTGGACCGAATTATCACGTAAGCTAAATACAATCCAAAGAAGTTCTTGGCGAACAGATCTAGAATATTGTAAAAGGTGTTCTTCCACTTATATGAAAGGGACGCGGCCACACCATACAAAGACCATACTGCAACAAAATAATAGAACAATGCCAGACCAGATTGCGTATGTCTGGCATATTTGTCGTAAATAAGGTAGAACATGGCAATAAATGGCAAGAACCCTACAATCACAGAGGTGCTCACGCGAATGACATCGGTTTCGCCTAAATATCCAAACAACAGCATCACTCCATTGAGGAACACAATTTTCAAAAAGACCTCCATGTTTTCTGTGACCAAATCCGCAAAATTGGGGTACAGAAGTGAACCACTTTCCTTAAGTCTCACATAAATCAGATATGACGAAAGGGTAATTAGCATGACTGGTGTGGTAAATACCCAGTCCAAGTATCGCATTCTAGTGATATCCATGACAGAAGATATGTTAACTACAAGCCAGACATAAAAGATGCCTTCCACTACTTGCACAATGAGTTCCATTAACAGGAGTTGTTTAAGTAATATAAATTCAAACGATGTTGGCATAGTAAGGACGTAAAAATCTATAATTGCCGTAATTATTTGTACGGCCAATGAAAAATAAGCAGTGCTTTTGATAATACTCATTTATAGAGTACGTTTATATTTTTTTACCTTGGTGATTTTTAAAAATAAATGATACGGAAAAACTATCTAAACGTATAGTATCAATAGTAGTACGATGTCTGGAAGAACTATGAAATCTCAAACCCCGTCTAAAATCATCGGCATACAATTCAGTATATTGTCGCCGGAGGAAATCAGACAAGGGTCTGCGGCAGAAATTACCAGCCGTGATACTTATATAAATAATAAACCGGTCATTGGAGGTCTCTTTGACCCGCGCATGGGCGTATTGGAACCTGGTCTCATTTGTCCCACAGATGGCTTAGATTACATGCAAACCCCTGGTTACTTTGGCCACATTGAACTTGCGCGCCCTGTGTTTTACATTCAATACTTCAACACTATCCTAAAAATTTTGAGATGCGTGTGTTTCAAGTGCAGCAAGCTGCTTATTAACAAGGATAAATACAAACAGGCGCTTAAACTTATAGGCGACGCCCGTTGGAAGTATGTGTTTGCACTTGCTAGCAAAGTCGGTAGATGCGGTGAAGATATTGAGGACGGATGCGGATGCCTGCAGCCCAACAAAATTCGTAAAGAGGGGCTCGCAAGCATCTTTGCCGAGTGGGAAAATAAAGCAGAGGGTGAGCAAAATATCATCATCAAGCTTCTGCCCGAAATGGTGTTGAAGACATTTAAGCGCATATCAGATGAAGACGTCACCTTCATGGGGTTCAGTCCTTTATGGTCTCGGCCAGATTGGATGGTTTGTCAAGTCATGGCAGTGCCTCCGCCTGCAGTGAGACCTTCCGTCAAGCATGACGCGCAGCAGCGCAGCGAAGACGACCTCAGCCACATATTGGTTAACATTATCAAGACCAATAACACATTGCAGGAGAAAATTCAGAACAATGCGCCTGCCAACATCATTGACGATTGGACCACCGTGCTCCAGTACTACGTCGCCACGCAGGTAGACAACAAGATTCCAGGCGTCGCTTCCGTTGCACAGCGTTCGGGACGCCCTCTCAAGTCCATCAAGGACCGCCTAAACGGCAAAGGTGGTCGCATGAGAGGTAACCTTATGGCCAAGCGAGTGGATTTTAGCGCCCGTTCAGTGATTACAGCCGATCCCAACCTCAGCATTCGCGACTTGGGAATTCCTCTCAAGATTGCCAAGAACATCACCAAACCAGTGGTGGTAAATGAGCGCAACCGCGCATTCCTCACCCAACTCGTACTGAATGGCCCCGACAAGCACCCTGGCGCCAAGATTCTAGAGAAGAAGAACGGCGAATCCATCACATTGCGCTACATGGACCGAAAGTCCCTCGTTCTGGAGGATGGAGACATTGTACATCGTCATATGATGGATGGTGACCCAGTGCTCTTCAACAGACAACCCACCCTCCATAGAATGAGTATGATGTGTCACATTGCACGCATTATGCCGCGAGGCGACACGTTTAGAATGAACGTTGCGGACACAAAGCCTTACAATGCCGATTTTGATGGGGATGAAATGAATTTACATATGCCACAAGATGCGGAGAGCGAGGCGGAGCTGCGCAACTTGGCAGCCGTTCCGTATAATCTTATCAGTCCTGCAAACAACGCGCCAATTATCGGCATCTACCAAGACTCCATGCTTGGGTCCTACCGCTTCACACGCGAACACATAAACTTTACGCCGCGCGAAGCAATGAATCTGCTCATGATGAGTGACCGCGTCAACACCGACGAGTTGCGTGAGAAGGGAGGCATAATCAGCAGCTTTGATGTGCTGACCCAGATCATGCCCCCGTTGTCGTTGAAGTATGGCAACAATGCATTCACGATCAACCCTGTTGATTTTGCGACGTCCAACAATGTGTTGGAGATTCGCAACGGCAAGTACATTCGTGGACAACTGGACAAGGGTGTACTGGGCGGAGGCACAAAGGGTCTGATACATCGCACATGCAACGACTTTGGTAACATGAACGCCTCCAAGTTTATTGACGACTTGCAGAACATTATTACCGAGTACATGAAGTCCAGTTCATTCAGCGTAGGAATCAGTGACCTGATGTCGGATATGAAGACGACCGATCAGATAGTAGACGTGATTACAAAGAAAAAAATAGAAGTGAAGAACCTGATTGATGAAACGCAGCTTGGCGTATTCAAGAACAATACTGGTCGGACAAACGTACAGGAGTTTGAGACACAAGTGAACAACATCTTGAACAAGGCATCGTCTGACGCAGGCAAGATAGGGTTGGAAAGCCTAGACAAGAACAACCGCTTCGTAGTGATGGTGAATGCGGGATCCAAAGGCAACGAATTGAACATTTCACAGATGATTTCGTGTCTAGGTCAGCAGAACGTGGATGGTAAGCGTATCCCATATGGGTTTGACCAACGCACGCTTCCACACTACACAAAGTACGATGATACGCCTGGTGCGAGGGGGTTTGTTGAGAGTTCGTATATCAACGGATTGACCCCACAGGAGCTGTTCTTCCATGCAATGGCTGGGCGTGTTGGTCTCATTGACACTGCAGTGAAGACTTCCACAACAGGATATATCCAGCGAAGACTGGTGAAGGGGTTAGAGGACCTCATGGTGAGCTACGACATGACAATTCGCACGAACAAGAACAAGATTGTGCAGTTCAGCTATGGCGAGGACTCCATAGACACCATCAAGGTGGAGAATCAGTCGCTGCCTATAGTGAAGATGTCGGTGCAAGAGATTTATGCGCACTACACGCTTCCGGACGAGACGGGGGTCAATAAAGAGGTGCACAAGTTGTTTGATGACAAGGCTCTTAAACGATACAAGAAGCAGACGGACAAGCTGCGCGAAAAGAACCAGGCACTAACCGAATACATGTTGAGCATTCGCAACAAAATTATCAAGAATGTATTCAAGAACAAGAGCAACGACCAAGTCAGTCTGCCCGTAGCGTTCCATTACATTATCAACAATATTCAAGGACAACAAAATATCAACGCAAACTCAATGATAGACATCACGCCATTGGAGGCGTACCAGATGATTGATGCCGCATACGAGAAGTTGGAGTTGAACTACTATGCAAAACCCACAGAGCTCTTCAAGGTAGCCTATTATTACTACATGTCACCAAAAGACCTGTTGCTTGTTAAGAGATTCAACCAGAAGGCACTAATTGTGTTGTTGGATACCATCACGTTTATGTACAAGCGCTCGCTGGTGAGTCCTGGTGAGATGGTAGGCATGACAGCCGGCCAATCTATTGGTGAGACGAGTACGCAGATGACCTTGAATACCTTCCACTTTGCAGGTGTTGCTGCTAAATCTAATGTGACCCGTGGTGTGCCTAGAATTGAAGAAATCTTATCGTTGTCTAGCGACCCCAAGAACCCCTCACTGACAGTCTACTTGCGTCCCGAAGATGAGACAGACCGAGAAAAGGCCCAAACAGCGATGCATATGCTAGAGCATACGCGGTTGGTGGACTTGGTAGAATCGGTGGAAATCTGCTTTGATCCTGATGATTTGAATACGCTGATTCCCGCAGACAAGGATGCGCTTCAACAATATCGTGCGTTTGAAAACATGATGAAAGAATGTGCGGGCGAAGGTATCGGCGAAGATACCGCAAAAAAAGTCAAGTGGATTGTTCGTATGGAGATGGACAAGTCGATGATGCTTGAGAAGAACATCACCATGGACGACATTAATTATGCACTGAATAGTTGTTATGGAGATGATATTGCATGTGTATTTAGCGATTACAATGCAGACAAACTTGTATTTAGAGTGCGTATGAATAGCGTGCTAAAATCGTCGGCGAAATCTTCCAAGGGCAAGCTAATGCCGCTGGACCAGTCGGACCAGATTTATGTGCTGAAGAACTTCCAAGACCAGCTCCTTAACAATACGATTGTGCGCGGCGTAAAGAAGTTGAACAAGGTTACTATTCGTCGCGTGAAAGACAATGTTGTGGAGGAAAACGGCAAGTTCAATCGGAGCGATATGTGGGTGTTGGATACCACCGGAACCAATATGATGGATACCTTAGCGCTTGACTATATTGACCCCACGCGAACATTTAGCAATGACATCGTGGAGATGTACAATGTGCTAGGCATTGAAGCGGCCAGACAATGTATCATGGACGAGCTGGTGGAGGTGATTGCGTTTGATGGTACCTACATCAACTACCACCACTTCAGCATGTTGTGTGACAGGATGACCTTTACGAGCAAGATGATATCCATTTTCCGTCATGGTATCAACAACGATAATATTGGTCCTATTGCCAAGGCATCATTTGAGGAGACCCCTGAGATGTTCTTGAAGGCAGCTCGTCACGGAGAACTAGATACGTTCCGCGGCATATCTGCCAACATTATGTGCGGCCAAGAAGGATACTATGGTACGAATAGCTTCCAAGTGGTCTTGGACTTGAATGCAATGAGCGAGTTTGACGCGGCAAGCGAGTATTACGAGGAGAAGGACGTGGACGACGATATAGAGGATATGTTTGGTGGCACGGAGAGCATGGACGCTAAGTGTAGTAGCAATGAACTAACCATTCAAAACAACGTTGTCAGTATTAAGAGCGTTGACACGGGCAATGACAACAGCTACAATCCAGGGTTCTAATGGCGCGTAAAATATAAATGCGGTCTATCTGTCTATCTGCCTATCTGCCTATCTGTCTATCTGTCTATCTGCCTATCTGCCTATCTGTCTATCTGTCTATCTGCCTATCTGTCTATCTGTCTATCTGCCTATCTGTCTATCTGTCTATATATATACGTGTTTATGACGTGCGTTAAAATTTTACATGTAGATATAATAAGCTATTTTTTTGTGATAATTTATTATGCAATGTTAATATATGACAGGACATTGTTCGTGCAGTAAACAACCCAACGAGAGTAATAGATATAACCCACCGCCGTGTGAGAAATGTCAGAAACCAGAGCCGCTGGTATGTCATTCCTGTACAAAGCCTCTCTATGAAATTATTACCTATCCTCATATATGCATTCCCTGTTTTAACGTGACAATCAACCCATGTAACAGGAGAATAGAAGGATTTATTTTAAATTTTGTAGACGATTGTGGTGTTCCGATCTGTTTTGATGACTATGAGAGTTTCATGTCAATTGAGATTCTCACGGAGTGTGGTCCCAGACTGGTTTCATGTGAAAATAAAATCTACTATACCTATACCGAACAAGCCAATAATTGCATGCCAATCAACCCTGCATTATGGACGTATCGGTACCCTACAAGCGCGACTTTACGATTGTCATTTCGCTTAAGGCATTGTTATATGAGGAACATCCATTTGAACATAAATATGTTTTATGGTCAGAATCAATGTCCCCACGAAAAGCTAGGATCTGTGATTGACAATGCAATTAGGAGCGACAAGTGCAACCATTGCGTGGAGGATCCTTGTTATCCAGGGTACGTGTCTTGGATGGTGTCTCAACGAGAGAATTGCGATGACGGATATAAACAGCATTCGCCAGATGACTATCCGTACGGGCGTTAGAGTAGAGTATGAAAATAGAATAATACAAAGAAGTTATTACTTAAATATTATATAAATATGTAAGTAATGGTAGACACATTTCAATTTATATTACAAAACGAAATCATTCCATCGCGCCTATTGAGTGATTTGGGCTTGAAAAAACCCATTTGTTTCAAAAGCATAAATTTTGAGCTAACACGGAAGATCCAACAAGGAATGTGGTCTGTGATTTATGGTGAAAGAACGTTGGGTGAATCAAATTCTTGTTGGTGGGTGTATTTCCACGCATACGATATGCCAATTTCTAAAAAATACAAATTTTTTAGTGACTATATAAACAATCCGTTTACAAATAGTATATATAAGACCCACCAGACTGATATCTTTTATAACGTACAAAAAGCCTATTTTGGGTTTGCAAAGCTAGCAACGATATTTCGCGTAAAACGTGCCAAGCGTCGCGTGGATACGGACATGTTGTTGTCTCCAATCGCCGAAGGAGACCGACATGTGTTTGTCTATATTGAAAAGGGGAGTAAATATCTGTTTTCGTTGACAGACCTCGTAAACATTTTTAATATGGCGTTGTTGAACATGTCTTACATGATAGCGGTTCCAATACCTATAAAGAACCCTTATACAAACACAAGTTTTGGCCTACATGCGTTGTACAACATGTATTTTTTTATGAAAGACCGGCTGTCCCATCTACCCACTCATATTGACGGGTTTTTTGCCTGCAATTTTTGCCTACGCATGTTTTATCGTAGATTTAAATCTATCGTGCAAGAAGAGGCTATTCACACCTACATTAAAAATGCAAGCGTTTCCGAGCTGGTTGGCGATATCAATTTTATGATGAACGAATATAGTTTGACGCGTAGAATATACATTCACCCCATGTTTCCCAAAGACGAGCTTGTGACAATCATGAAACCCTATCTTAAAATGTTTCACAAGAGTAAATATTCTACAACGCGCGAAGATAATGCATACCATAAAACTATGTGGAAACAATTTATGGAAATGTTCTTCAAATATAGCCCAGAATTTGGTAAGATTTATCCCCCTTTGTTGGATCCGTGTGAACATGTTTCGCTCCTACCGCCACACTACTATTTCCATAAGTCTCATAAATCGTTTCCTGAAGTGAATTTGTTGATAGAAAAACAACAAGCAATGGCTGACAATGAATACGATGTCTTTACTATTGGACTGCAGCGAAATGTAAGCGACAATGACTTCGGCGCTGACGCTGACACTGATACTGATACTGATACTGATGAGGATATTATCATGACTACCGGCTCTGTCTCCTAAGAGGCGTCAATATATACCAGCGAAGATTTAAAACCGCACCCCTAGGGGGTGCTTGGTTTCAAATCGTTACTGGTATCTTACTTGAAGTTTGAATCCGCTGTGCGGATTTAAATCTTCAAGGGTGTAAAATACGTTAGGACCCTATATTATTCATATTAGGTAAAGTATGGGCAAGACAAAATTGTTGGTTACCGGCGGGTGTGGATTTATTGGGTCCAATTTCATCAACTATATTTTTGAATCAGGCAAATACTCTATTGTGAATTTTGACGCCATGTACTATTGCGCCAACGAGACAAACGTGGACGAAATCATTCGTCAACATCCAGACTACAAACTCGTAAAGGGCAACCTGTGCTCGGAAGACCTAGTCCGCCACGTGCTGGAAACCCACGAGATCGAAGAAGTGGTGCATTTTGCCGCCCAGTCGCATGTGCAGAACTCGTTTGACGACTCGTTGCAATTCACCAAAGACAACATTTTGGGCACGCATGTGCTGCTGGAGTGCTGTAGGAAGTATGGGAATATCCGCAAGTTTGTGCACGTCTCCACCGACGAGGTGTACGGCGAGTCCATGAACAGCGTGGACGAGTTACACAAGACGGAGCACTCGGTGTTGTGTCCCACCAACCCCTATGCTGCCACCAAGGCAGGCGCGGAGCTTATTGCGCAGTCGTACAACCACTCCTACAAGATGCCTATCATTATTTCGCGCGGCAACAACGTGTACGGCCCCAACCAATATCCTGAAAAACTCATTCCGCGGTTCATTCAACAATTGCGCAGTGGGAAACCCGTAACGATCCAAGGCGATGGATCGGTGGTGCGCGCATTTTTGCACGCACACGATACCGCGCGGGCATTTGAGTGTATTTTAGAAAAAGGGGTAATTGGCGAGATTTACAACATCGGGTGCGACGAAGACATGGAGTACAGCGTGATGGATGTGGCCAAGATGCTCATTCGTAAAATTATAAAATGCGAAAATGTGGAGGACTGGGTCACCTACATTGACGACCGCCCGTTCAACGACCAGCGGTACTACATTAGCAACATGAAGCTGCATGATTTAGGCTGGACGATTGAGATACCCTTTGAGAAGGGAATTGACGATTTGCTCACCTATAAGTAGGCAAATTGGTATAAATTATATGTGGATAATATATAGTTTATATGAGTACGAGTAATAGAAAAAACTTATTTGGTACAACCACCTCGGTTGAGAAGGTGTCTTCGGGAGACCCTGATGATTCGGTGGACAATTATACCGAGGATGAGTGGACTGAAATATTAGAGTTGTTGGAGGATGAATCACGACTAGATGCAAGTATGAATAGTTTATTTGATGAAAATGTATTTAAGAAGGTGAACGATGCATATACATCGGTTTTAGATGAGAATCTTAAAAATTGCGACACTTTATGTGCGCCGATGCCATCAGTGATTGCGGCTGACTATGGGAATGAGACACATGGCCATGTCTCGCCCATGACTCAAGACTACTCACAATTTTCTGAAAACTCACAATTTGGGTCACCCTCGCCAAATGGGCCGTCCATGAAAGATAATCAGCCTGCGGCGACACCCCTAACCGCAAATAGGATGGCGGCCATACTAGGTACTCCAACAAAAAAGGCTACGCCTTCTGCTAGTGAGCAATCTCCGGCTTCCCCTGAAAGTTCAACTGGGTCTGGGTCTACTGCATCATCCATTCGTTCAAGATCGCTGCAGGAAGATCCGCAATTTAAAAGCAACCTTGGGATTGTCCCAGCCGAAATGACCCCCTTGGATGAACACGAGACCCTTATGAAGAACTCGGATAACGTCTCGCTTGCATTTCATTCTGTGGGGTTATCCGTGTTGTCTCAAAAGCTCCGCGGAGACAATATGAAGAATTTGGAGGAACTATTTAAGAAGGGTAAGGCGTCCAACGTGTATAAAGTGTTGGCCAATATTCTATTTCGGCGAAATGTGGAAATTGACGTGCGCAAGGAGGCGGAGCACGGAAAACCCGCCGAAAAGCAGATGCGAGAAGTATGGGGGAATCTTGTGACAGATAATGCAAAAGCACACGGGAAAACAATGTGCTATTTGTGTGGAGGACCTATTGTCAATGTAGCTGGCGGCGTATCTCCCGAGATGGAGCATAAACTTCCATGCGCGGTTTTTTATGGCAGTTTTGATTCCATTTATCGGACCTATGGGGAGATATTACTTAAATGGCTATATTTTTTGGAACAGCAACCGAACGAAGCATTGGAGCTGTACACTACCATCAATGGTACTGGTGGCACGCAATCTTCTTTCAGCGGATACATTGTTGTAACCGATGCATTTGACAAATTGTATAGTGCATTTCTTGGATGGCTGGACATGGATGATAATAAAAACCAAGGTTCATTATTTACACAAAGTGAGAGAGATAGTTTTAAATATACGCTGAACGCATACATGAACGAGTTTGCATACTCGCACCATTTCTGCAATCAGCTGAAAAGTAATCACGACCTTGGGGATAATAAGGTGTGTGAGGAATACTTTAATGCATTGAATCTCGCCGCATCCAAGAAAGATATAAAGAGTATAAATGGGTTTGTTGCCGCACTACCCATACCTGAAAAGGCTAATCAGGAGTGGGACAATATACGTGGTGGACTAGGGATAACAGCAGAAGAAACAAACGGAACGAATGTAGAAACGAGAAAGGCAAGCGTTATTGCCCAAATGAATTATATAAAGAAGATTGCAAGTGACCATGCCAATGAGTTAAATCTCACAAAAAAGCGCTCCATGATACGCGCCATAAAAGAAATCATACGCAATTCTAAACCTATTGATGCAGCTGCGATGTCAGGTCAAGACGGGAAGAAGGTGACAAAAAAGGTAAGAAAAATGTTGAATAGTCAGGCAACCAATATTGTGCACGACATGGTTGTAAATACAAACATATCAGAACCCAACCAAAACAACGCGACAAAAGCATCGGTGTTTCTTAATATGTTAAAGGCACTTCCAGAAGGTCCTGAGGGGGTGAGAACCTCGGTAGGTACACCAGCTAGTGGACGTCAGCGTCCAAAACTTGTAGCTGATATAGTAAAGAATGTGCTGCCGTACTATGTTGACAATGCAACAACCATTCTCCAGAATGCATACGATATGCCTATCAACGCAAAACGCTCGCTTGATTCTCCATTTGTTCTCCCCATTGTCAAAAATAAAATAAAGCATCGTTTATCTGAATATGCAAATAATCTAAGTGACATTGTGATCAATTTGAATACCCGCCTAGAAAATTTTAAGGTAAATAATGAAGATTGGTCTGCGCTCATGAGTCAGGCAAACGTTATGATAGCCAACATGAAAAATATAAGCGGCGTTCAGCTTGTTGCTATTCAGGAAGAAGAAGGTTCGCAGGACGACAACCAGACTAACGACTTTTCCGGCGATATCGTTAATGCAGCAGACTCTCCCTTAAAAAAACCCAGACCCAATACTGGAGGGTCACACAGGGGCGGAACGCGGCGCCGCTACCGAAAAAAAGGCACTACGAGAAAACGCAAGATTCGCAAGAATGCGTCCAAGAAGCGCGGCAAGAAGCGGGCACGCACGAGAAGAAAAGCACGTAAATCAAAGAGGTGAACCACGCGCATTCTTGCGTTTGTACGAACGCTTGCGTCTCGTCGTTTGTTTCCTGTGGCGTCTTCTACCCCCTTTCCGTGTCGTCCATGGGCGCGGAAGGTCCCTCTTTTTGCGAGGTTGGTGCAGAGGCGATGCGTCGTCCTGCTGGTCGTTTCTTGGCGGCGGGGATGGATGTAGGAGTGGGAGTGGGGGTATGCTGCGGACAGGAGAAAGATGCAGGGGTCGGTCTTCCCATACATATTTTGGAGAAATACGCCTACCTATTTCATCCGCCGGCACAACTCTGGCGATTCGGCGGTCAGTTAAGATAGGCGCCACCATAGAACGTTTGGTCTCTGGTCCTGCCCCCGTTCGGTGTCTTCGTGTTCGTGTTCGTGTTTGTCTTCGTGTTCGTGTTCGTGTTCGTGTTCGTGTTCGTGTTCGTGTTTGTCTTCGTCTTCGTGGTCGTCTACGGCTTTGTTGTTTTCTAGCTAGCTTCATATACAATATACTTTTATTATATATTATGTTTTCACCACCTAAAACCCTGTCCAACCAGAGGTTGTTGACCTCTACCTCTATTGGGTCAAACGCATCATCGCTTTCCTATTAAATTTTCACTTCGTTCGCATAGGGTTCAGACACCTGTGGTAGTGCGGTGTCATATGACGTGTGTGACGCAAACCGGTTCACATTTGCACCAACCATGTTGTCAAAGAACTCATTATTCAAGAGTGATTGCATAATCATAATCTCCTCCTTGCTTATCTTGTAGTCCACCCTTCCAAACGAGAGGTACACCTGCGGCTCAAACATGAACTGCCGCACGCGATGGTAGCGAATAAGCTCGTCTGCCATGCGCAAAAAGTAGTTGCGCTCATTGTCAGTTCCATTCACCAGATTTTGTTTCGGCACTATGAGCTGACATTTGCCGTTTGAATTCACGGAACAGAGCGGTGCTTCAGCGCGACATTTGTCCTCGTCGCTAATTGTCGCGCAGCTATGGATTTCGTTAATCAAATGGTAGTTGTAGTCCTTCACAAAAATCACCATCTTGCCCACCAGCTTCGTCAACATCTCCGTCGCAGATTTCAGTTTGGTGCTGTACATGACCGCCATCTGCGATGTCTCCTTGTCCAGTGCCATTCGCTCCTTGTTGTACACTGGATCATTCAGCAGCGTGCGAATGGTGTTCCTGAACGCTTGGTAAAACTTGGTCTCCAGCTGGATCTTCTTGACATAATTAACGCGCTCCTCGTCCACCTCGCTAGAACTGGTAAGCACTGCATCGCTGGAAATGAGATTCTTGCCGTCGGGCTTCATTACGAAATTGCTGTTGCGCAGTTCGCGCAGGTGGTCGCTCACATTGGAAACGGGCTCGGGAACGGATAATTGCACAAACTGGTTAGATTCCGTCAACACACCCACGATAACCTCGTCTTCCAAGACCTTGAATATAGGTGCGCATGGCACCAACCCATCGGTGTCTTTGTGTATAAATGTCAGTATTTCTGTTGTTTGCTTGTAGTCGCTCCATATAGTCGGCTCCATCATAAATTCATAGTCATACCCTTCCAATGCGCTGGAAGGAAAGCAAGGGACGAACCCAAATTGGTTGAACGGCTCTGGACGCACCATGAGCCCGATCACCTTGCCTTGGTAATTCATAATCTGTTTTCCAATGACATATCTATGCTCCGTGCAAATGTCCACCAGCGTCTGCAGTATCATCGCGTGCTTCGCCTTGTACACCTTGGGCATGCTTGCGCGAGGATTGCACATTTTTTCGTAGTAAGGCTTGATGATTGTCTCAAACAAAAACTTCACCTCCGGCACGTTGTCCATGTACGTTTCGCGGTAAAACTTGCCGACGAAAAGCTTGTTCTCTACCGAGTTCATGCGGTACGTGTAGATGGGCTCGTAGTAATCGTCTTCGTGGTACAATATGAGGGTGGGTTTGGAGGGGTCATAATGCTTACTGGTATAATGGTTGGTTGGGCAAATTATCTTTACGTTCTCGGTGATATCGTCGGATGGAACTTCCAGAATGACCAAGTTAATTCCGTTCTCAAACAGCATAGGGTGCGGAGTGCATACAATGTCCCACAAATACGTATAATCAATTGTGCTATTGTCGTCACTTAAAAATTCCACGAATCGTTCAAATGACACACACACTTTGGCAAAGAACGCTGTCTTGTTGTTGTCGCCGCGTGTCTTGGCATACAATTTGGAGTCGCGGTACTTCGGCTGCTCTACATTAACCTGCTTTGTCTTGTCGTAAAATTCTTCCACCAGCGAGCCGTTTTGGTAGATGATGAAATTGTCCACGTTCAGTGTGGAAATGATAATCTTCCTCATTGCGGCAATGCTGTACACTTCTTTATTCGTGTAACAAACGGCGTCCGCCAAACACGCAATAAACGAATGGTATTTGCTGAACTCTACGCCATGGCGCAGCAGACACAACTTGTTCGGAACACAGGTTGTCTGAGCGTGGCCAATCATATGCTGGATTGCCGTTGGGAGGTATCCCCATTTATTTGCATCCAGGGGGAATCTGCCTGGTCCCAGAATGTACCTGTCTTGCTCGGGGTCGTCCTTCTTTTTGCTTACAATGGCATTCTTGCATCTTTCTTTTCTGTCTTTCATCCCCTGTGTATTCCATAGCTTGAAACAACATGGCATGCAGTACCCATCGGGGTGTTTATCCACCATTAAATTGGGGTAAAACTGGCGGGCTGGGTCGTAATCCTCGGGGTTTGCCGCATTAAACTCGTATATGTACTTACCTTTGGGCACGGAGTTGGCGTCCATGGGGATGATTTTATCCTCCAGCCCCTTTTTCTTGATTTCGTCCGGCGTGACAAGCGTGTTTCTCTCTAAGTCCCAATAACGCGGACAGATGTAGTAATACTGGTTGTCTGGACGAGACCCATATTTGATGATGTCGGAGTCTTCATTGAGAAACCCCGGATGTTGCTTTTTCACGCGGTCAAGCTCCTTCTTCGTAAGAATCACCGGAATTTTCCCCACATTCTTGTGGCAACTGCGAGAATAGGCTTTGTACTTGCCTTGTTGCTCCGTCAATATGAGAACGGGGTCCTTTTCTTGAATTCGTTTGGTAAAGTAATCAGGATTATTCAACCGCATACTCTCTATGCTTTTCACCTTGGAATCTGTTTCTCTTTCGTCGGGGCTATTGGTATCATCGTCGCCGTCTCCGCCAGAATAACTTGCAAGCCTAATCTCCTCCTCTTCCTCCTCTTCCTCCTCTTCCTCCTCTTCCTCCTCTTCGCCATCTTCGTCCTCTGCAAAAAACATATCCAACACGTCATTTATTTTCTCTTTTTGACCCACTTCATAGTCTATTATTTCCTTCTCCTCCTCATCATCGGAATCGTCGCCTTCTCGTAAACTTGTCTGCTCATTGTATGATTGATCGGCCAATGCAACTATGTCCTCAAAGCGCGCGTCTTCGTTGGTTCCCTTGCATATGGTTTCCACTTTTTTGTTGTTAATGGTTAGATTGTCTACATTCTGCGTCAAATGCACAAATGAGGTCAAGTATATGGGCAGAATCTTCAAGTAACGTATATCGTTGATGTTGCGCACAGAAATGTGCAGTTCGCCGGTAAGCATCTTCAGCTCAATGCTCATTTTGAACCCTGGGTTGGATTTTACGTCAATGACATTTTTACGCACGCCGCGCTCAATCTGCATTTCGCTGGCGAGCTTGGCCAACACATCAATTGCGCCTTCGCGGGTCAATTCTTCGTAATTGTCCAACAATCTCCCTACTATATCGGTGTCGCGCATACCCTCCTTTTGTTTTTCTATGATGAACGCCTCCATACTAGTCATTTTGTTGAAATTGGACACGCGCTTGAACCGCATCTGTATATCCGACGTAATGTTTTCGCTTTCTACCAAAAATACGCTTGATACGCACCCCATAATCTTTTTTATATCAACCTCCTTCCTAATCGGAATCACCGAGACATAATCAATAGATTTCATATCCGTGTTCACGCTGAACAAGTCCTCAAAGATATCAATTGAATATCCGTGCTGCTGCAAATATTGTTGAATTCCTTCAAAGAACGGGTTTACGTGCTTCCGTATCAGGTCGTTGATTGTCTCCTCGCTATGCGGCTCGTCAAAGGAAGCCTTGATAGAAATATCGCCACTTTCGTCAATTTCGCATTGAGCATGTATAGCCTCCACGTAGACAACCATAGACTTGGGTTTGGGCAACACATTCTTGGTGAAGTTCATAATCTTGGCCTTAGAGAGAAAGGGAATCTTCTTCCCCGAAATAGTTCTCTTGTCCGCATAGAGCCGTACGAGCTTCTCCTGCTTGAGTCCAGGATTGTATTTGATGTAAGGGTAATCCTTTGTGGCGGTTACCACCTTGAACAGGACCTGAATGGGAATTTTTGTAATGTACTTTTGACGAACAATTGCATGTATGGTCTGGATACCTTGTGTTGTTGGCTTATAAGTAGCAGACGCAGTCTTATATAAGTCATAGTACACATCCACTTGTTCAAACAGCGCCTCGTTGTACTTTTTCTTTGACTCTGCGATAAGTTGGTACTTCTTGTCCTCCAACGTATCCAACGACCGAATGTCCTTGGTATACAACAAGGGATAGTAAATTTCCATAATGATAGGTCTGTCTGCATACACCAAGACATCTGATGCAATGCACATGTAAATATTTTTTTCCACAATAGAACCACTATTCAGCATCGTATTGTTATTGAGGGTACTAATATGATTTCGCAGCAAGCGTTCAATAGTTGCGTCGTAACTCGGGAGCTCAAACGGGTTGCACACAAAAGGGTATTCGCCGTCTTGGAGGAAATACTTCTGACCAATCGGTTTGTTCACCCAAAAGGTCGCGCCGTCTAATTTCAAGTCCAGCAGGTCGTTGTATGAATAGGTGTCTGTGCCTTCTACACGCGCATTGTCAGGCAACGTGAATTCAAATAGCGCGCCATCCGCCGCGCGGACTATGTTGGCAAGGAAGTTGCTTAGTCGGTGCTTTGTGAGCTGCATCTTGTTGTTTTGTGTCAACACGCGATACAAAAAACTGGCGCTGAGTTTCATCTCCTGCATGCAAAACATGTACATTTCGTCATTGGCAAACGCATCGTTATGGACATGCGCAATTTTGGATTTAATCACTCCGATAGTGTCGTCTTCGTGCAAGTATTGCTTTGAAAATGACACAGGGATATTCAAATTCTTAATATTGGCCAGTTCTTCTTTGTTGAAAATTCCGGCAAACGCCTCGTTGAGGGGCTCTGTGACAAATAATTTGTCCAAATCGCCATCGTATGGTCCGTAGAAGACACAAATATTTTTTATCGTGCTGACCGAGGTCAGGTGGTTTACTTTGTATTTATTCATGTATATTCCATATATAATAAGTTTTAATATATATTGTATTACACCCTTGGTAATTTAAAACGCCGTTTTTTAAAATACATATTAAAAACAACCGAGTTTTCTATTCATTATCATATGTGATTATGATAATGGATTTTGGGACAAATAATATCAACGAACTTTATTTAACCAAAAATTGTTCCAACATATGAATCGCATTTAGATTCATAGACAAACTAGACCAATCCACTTTATCCAAGTTTTTTTCTAGAATATGAATCGCATTTAGATTCATAGACAAACTAGACCAATCCACTTTATCCATGTTTTGTTCTAGAATAGAAATCGCTTTTGGATTGTAAGACAAAGGTTCCCAATCCACTTTATCCAAGTTTTTTTCTAAAAGATGAATCGCAGATGGATTTTCAGACAACTCTTTCCAACACACTTTATCCAAGTTTTGTTCCAAAATAGGAATCGCATTTGGATTTCTAGACAACTTTTTCCAACACACTTTATCCAAGTTTTGTTCTAAAAGATGAATCGCAGATGGATTAGAAGACAAGTAAGTCCAATCCACTTTATTCATTTTTCGTTCCAAAATAGGAATCGCATTTGGATTTTGAGACAATTTCCACCAACTCACTTCATCCAAGTTTTTCTCCAAAATAGAAAAAGCATTTGGGTTTTGAGACAAACTAAACCAATTAACTTTATCCAGATTTTTTTCTAATATATGAATCGCATTTGGATTAGAAGACAAATTATCCCAACACACTTTATCCAAGTTTTGTTCCAATATATGAATCGCATTTGGATTTTGAGACAAATGAACCCACATCACTTTATCCAAGTTTTGTTCCAATATATGAATCGCATTTTCATTAATAGACACACCCCTCCAAAACACTTTATCAATGTAGCGGGGATTCAAAACAACATCTAATTGCGAATTGGGCTCTATTAGAACACTATTATAATCATCAATAGAACACATTTTATATGATATGGTAATGGTTATTTATTTATATACTTTTACGAATAAATATATTAAAACCCGGCGTTTTAAATTACCAAGGGTTTAAAGGTCATAATATGGATTGTCATTGATTGTCATACCACAATACTCGCGGGGGGTGCTTTTGTAGTCAACTGGGAGGTGTATCTTTGCGTCTTTCGCATTTTCCAGAAGAAACTTGAAGTTGTTCCAGAACTCGGACTTGTGTCCGATGGTCTCTGTCATAGTGTGCGCCAACTCGTGGATTGCCACAAAGGTCAGCGTGTCTAAATCAATCAATTTACTGACTTCTTTCTTCTTTCTGTTCAAGCAAAAGGCGATTTTCTCTCCCTTGTTTTCGCTATATGCAGTCAATTCGCTCGTTGGCAAGGTTTCCACTACTTTCTTAGGATTGAAATTCTTCGTCATGCGCTGGACACGCGCGTCATCGGGATATTTGTTTTTGCAGTAATACACAAGCATTTTACAATTTCGCGTGACTTCTGCCAGCAAATCGGCAGCCTTTTCCATTTCCACCCGTTCACGAACACAATACCTATTCCCGTCCTTGGAAGATATAATACACTTCAATTGAAAAGCGTCAGCGTCGTAATATACTTTCAAGAAGACAATTATTATAATAGGTAATGCCACATACGCTAAAGCAGTTGAATTTATACTCATTGCACTATATATATTACTGCCGATTAAAACTGAGAAGGCGAATGAAAATGTTAATAATATCCAGATAATAATCCAAAGATGCAGTCACAAAATCACCAAGGTAGTCTTTTTGGAGAATGCGATTCGTGTCGTAAAGAATGTACATGGAAAACAAAAATAATCCTATGCCTGTGAGAGATTGCGAAAACGTGGAATAGCCCCTCAAAAATATCGACACAAACATGGCGACAATCAACAGGAGCAGCGAAATCAGCAAGACAACCCCTGTTCGGAAGCCTAATGCGATACCAGATGCTAGTAGGAATGCGCCTACCATGAAAAATGTGGCAAAAATGCCCAGCGTACCCAATACAGCCACCTTGACCGCAGTTGGGTTTGTCATGACCATAAGGTCAGAAAACAGAAATCCAGTCAACGCAGAAAAGGCGGTAAATAGGCCAAACTTGAAGTAAATGCTCATTGGCACCATGGCCATGACGACGATTATCCCCAGCGAAAGCAGCATCACGACCCATTTATTTGGAACTCGGCGACCCACATCGTTCTTTCTCTCGTAGTGCGTCATAATGTAGTAAGTCAGGGAGAGCTGGGCAACGAGAGTTGCAAATATCTTGACCAGAAACGTCTTTTTGTCGATAATCAGTTGCGCGATGCTCACATTGCTCCCTCTGCCGCCTTTCATGCTTTCCACGGCTCCTCCGCAGAGCGTATCATAAAGATTGCTTGTTGCATAAGGCATTCTATAATAATCATATACAATAAAAGTAGCGTATAACGTAACACATATACGGGTTTAAAAATGAATCAGTCTTACCATTATGGTGTCATTTATAACTATTAATAAACTAACCATGCTACAAGAAGACGTTGTCAGGACACAGAAAAAAATCGGTCAGATACTGGATAACATAGAACCATATGTTTTACTAAATGAAGACCGCGTTCGTTCCATAGAGGAAAGCATGGAAAAGATATACGCGATTGCAATGGTTAAAAGGCAAACACAAGTACCCATTAAAAAGAAATCCGTCAAGGGAAAGGTACTGCCAATGCCAATGCATGTCGCATGTAGCCCGCCCGATGTTTGTGATATGGTATAATCAAACAATCATACTTTCATAAAATAAAAATAGTACTCGTTGGGGTATTATTTTTATTGTGATTTACATGTGGTTGCTATGTAGTCACTTACTTACTTACTTACTGAGAACTTCCAGCACCAATCTCAAGGGGTGGACGCATAAAATCAGGCTCAATAGTGGAGTTGTTCCAAGGACCAACGTACAACTGAGGGTTGGCTGGCTCGGAACGAATTTGCTGGTTGGCGTTGCGCAGAGATTGCCCAATCGTGTCAATACCAATGTGGTATCCGGCCTTAAGGAGGTTGACGTTGGCAAGCTCGCCTTGTCCAGAAGGGTTCAACTGGGCCCATTGGCTGTTGCCGCCAGACTTGGGCAAAAGCTCTTGGGGATTTTGAATATTGGCCGTGCTGCAAGAAGAGGGTGCAGTGGGCATGCTAGTTTGTACTCCGTTGGCGCTAGAATAAACCTCGTTTTGACCCATGGGCTGTGCGGGCTGGACGCCTAGTTGGTTTACTTGTTGCATAGTACCGGAAGGAAGTTTGTTAGCATATGCCGAATTTATTTCACCAGACATCTTCTCATATCCACCGGTTCCCTTATTGGTCAAGTAACTAATCAAATAAAATGCGCCGAAGAGAATCAAAAATAGCATTATGATTGACCCCATAGCTTTTCCCTTAAACACGTTCTGTAGAGATGCCATCTGTATATATAAAACTAATGATAAAATAATTTTACATAAACATTCATTTATTCAAGTTCCCTTAATCCCACTTAGTGTGTTTGCTCGTTGTTCCCCTAAATTACAATTCCTCTAATTCTGCATCTATTAAATTATGCGAAGACTCGTCGCTCGTATCGGACATATCTTCAAGCATGTGTCCTTTCTTGATATTTTTGGCGCTTAAATACTCTGCGGTGACTTCTCTCTTCACCTCCTTTGCCTTATCTCTTGCTACTTGAAATAATTTGTAATAATGGTTGTTTGGGGGATTCAATGATAAACTAGACTCTTCAGTCGGCTCAAAATTTTCCATAGACACATCTTCCAGATCATCTCCTATTCTGGCAGATGTTTCGGTTTCAATGGAGAGAACTTGACTATTCATATCATCAAGAATAGAGTTAACTAGGGTGTCGTTTTTCGCCGCGTCGATAGATTTTACAGCTAAATCTTTTGCATTCATTGGGCGCCAGTGTGATTCTAAATTAGTTTCGTCTAAAGGAATAGTGATTATATTTATTTCCTCTCTATTTTTTGGGTCCGCGTCTGGGTCCGCGTCCGCGTCCGCAATGCCCCCGAGCGATTGCTCATTAATATCTTCTACATCGGTAAGCGTTGTGGCATCTCCAAACGTGAGTTTTTCTATAGAATCATCGTCATCGTCATCGTCATCGTCATCGTCATCGTCATCAGCATCAGCATCAGCATCAGCATCAGCATCAGCATCGTCATCGTCATCGTCAGCCCCAACCTCAACCCCAACCTCAACCTCAACCCCAACCACCTCGTCCTTACATATATCGTCGCTAGTATTCGTCGCCACCTGCTGAGCGATAGAAAAAGACAATGCCTTTGTATTATTCGTAATAGGGTTGGTTAATTCATCGCTTTCAGCCGAGCGCACATTACTACCTTCTTCCTCTGCTATTTCTACACCGACCGATGAAATCATCTGTTGCCCTAAAGTTGGACCACTTGACGCACTATCTGTCCTAGCTGTTAACGGCTTAATCAAACAATTATCAAAAATGTCCCTATCCAATATCATAATCTGTTTCATTTCCAATTCCAACTGAAAGCTCCGTGTGGTAAATTTAATGCCACTTATCTCTAAAATAGTTAATATTTCCGTGTCACTTGACACATCACTGATAGAGAGCTTTGTTTCGGATTGATTATATACACGTAATACCGGTTCCTTTGTCATAGAATGAATCTTAACATTTGACCTCACCAAATATCCAGAGGTCTTGTTCAGTTTCACCAAAGAATTAAATGCGTTTTCTATCTCACTCATTTCTAACGGCGTTTGGAACCAGTCAGATGAATTTTGGTATATCAAATCAGCACACTTGCTTTCCAAATCTAACAACCATTGTATAAATTCCATGTTTTCGTCTTTGCTAAAAATCAGGTCGCTATATATCTTCTTGGCCGATGTAACAAACCCTTGGCGCGTCTGGCATTTGGGCGTTTGTATGTAGAGCGATGAATTGCTGTTTGTTATTTTAGTAAAGTAAGACCCGCCATACAACGATCTAGGTTCGTTGAGGCGTATTCCCGAGAAATTAAAGTGTTTGTCTGGAATGATAATCATTTTGTCCATTAATCGTTTATTAGATTTTAATGCTGTTGATAACACGCAAAAATACGATATTGTTTTTGTGATACATCTATATGAAAGAAAACTCATTGTTTCGTCAATGTTTAGAAATATTAAATCGCGATGATGTAAAAAACGACCTAAAACTTTTAGTGAATCCTATTACTGAATATATCATGTTTGAGCTGCGTCCATACGCATATATGATTCTATTGATACTTTTGACAATTATGATAGTTTCCATTGCTAACCTACTTTTATTAATCTATTATTTCAGAAGAGACACAATAAAAAATATAAGTTAATTATATAATGCCTAAGAGAAATCAACGACGTCGCACACACAAAATGCGCGGTGGGTATAGGTCAAACATGGGATTTACTGAAAATTCAGCCACGTTTTCCCAGTCACCTAATGGCGAAGGCGCCAATAGCTGGGTGGAAGGTAAGTATGGAAACACAAACCAACAATACAACGATGTATTTGCGGCAGGGTCACAGACTTTAGGTAACACGTTTACCAAGCTGCCTCTTGACCAAACACCCACGCCAGAATCGTTAAAGTTGATCCAAAGCGCAGGAGGAAAACGCCGACGCCGCGCCGGTATGGGGTTCGCCTCTGCCGCGGCCACTGCAGCGGTCCCGTTGAGTCTTTTGTACTTGCAAAATAAGTATGGAAAACGTACTCGCCGCAAGAGATTTACGTTTAGAAAGAAGCGTGGAGGAAAACACAACTCTCGCAAGGGAAGGGGTGGAACTTTAGCTGGAGTATTGAGCACTGCAATAGTCCCATTTGGACTCCTTGGTCTTCAGAACCGGTATGGCAAGCGATCCAAGACTGCAAAACGCCGCAAATATAGACGTTGAGCTGGCATAGTTTAAGTTGTAGGTAGGTAGGTAGGTAGGTATATTTATCCATCCATCTCTCCACACATTCACCTCTCCACACATTCACCTCTCCACACATTCACCTCTCCACACATTCACCTCTCCACCTATATCTCCATCTGCCAAATAAATAATAATATACGTTATTATTTATAATACTATATTATACTATTATAAATTAACGATGAGTTTTGAATCACAAATCAAAGAATGGGTGAGGTTGGACAACGAATTGCGCATTTATAACGAGAAAATCAGACAGATTAGAGAAAAAAAGTCACAAATAGTGGAATCTCTTAAGGAAACCAACACATTTAGTGAGCAACTCAACAATAAGACTATCAATATTAGTGACGGAAAATTAAAATTTTCCAACACCAAGGTGACCTCTCCTATAACATTTAAGTATATTGATGCGACGCTGAAGAAGATTATTCGTAACGAAGAACAGGTTGGAAAAATTATACAATACCTCAAGGAAAATAGGGAATTTAAGTTAGTTCCTGAAATTAAACGCTTCTCATAATATATATGGACATTGAAAGCATACACAATAACAATAAAACAAGCGTGTTTACACCAGACGAGTATATATTTTGCAAAAACTCCAACGGCGATATTACAAGCTGTGGATTCCAAATAGAATCGCCTATGCTTGCGCATGAAACTACCCGATTCGCTCACAACGCGGTTCCTCTGGGTATTTTTTATGCACCCACCGATTCCCGAGAACGATACCAATCCCGTTACGAAGAAGAGGAACATGAAGATGAAATTGATGACGACCTATACGAAAGACTGATGGATATGGCAAATCAGACAGCGTCTCATAAAAAACGTGCTCTGACAAAAAAACTTCGTGTTGTAGGAAGTACCAAAAAAACGCCCCAAAGAAACACAAGGAATAAGCGTAGTAAAGAATGAACATAAAGCATTGCATGTATGTAGCGACAGAACGTACAATACAATATAATACAATATAATACAATACAATGCTTATTGTGCATATGCATACAAATACATCATGTATGCATATGAAATGAATCAATTAATATCTGCTCCATCGCGTGTTGTTGAACGGCGACACCAAAAGCTCGTCCAAACGGCTCTTCAGATAATCCACTTCTTCGTCCTTCTTGATATCTTTTTGGGTAATTGGGTAAGGAGGCGTATTTTCCATAAGATACTGCTCGTTCGATCCAATGTTAGGCTTCTTCCCGTAACAATTCACACCAAACTGGAGGTTTGGGTTGGCCATGTAGCCTCCGTTTATTCCAGGGCGTCCGCAGTCATGTTCATGACCAGCAATAGTCTGGAGCTGATTATACGTTTTATCTTGTGTAGGATAAAGAGCCATTTGGTCCTCGCTCCAGCCATAATTACACCATTCCGCTCCGTTCTCGTAAGCAGATTCTATCTCACTATATTTAGCCAGTCTGGACCCATACGCCTTGCAAAGACTCTTCGCCTTTTCGTACCCAAAGTATTGCCCCGGAATATTAAACACTTGGTCGCCTGACATGTCTTGTGAATGGCCTGAAGGAACCGGTTCGGGAATGTGTGTAGGTGGTGGAGACTGAGACGGAGACTGAGACAAAGATGTATCAGGTAGCGTCTTATGATCAATCACTATGTCAAACTCCTTGGTCGTTCCGTCGGTGGTCACGTTTGTATGAAATGAGGTTCTAAATAGATACCGAAGACCTCCGCTAACAATAAGAATAATAATGACAACAATTATTAACGTATAAAATAAGTTGTTTGTCTTTTCGTCGTCACTTATTTGCATACTATATGAATTATCGCTTCGCGTGCCTAAACTTGACGCCACAAAACTAGCCAAAACAAGAAAGACAAAAATAAGGATGAGCGTTGTTCCTCCATAAAGAAGGTTGTCCATAACATCCTTCCAGTCAATATTGCTCATAAAATTGCCGGAATCATCATCCTTTGTGGTAGTCAACGTCGGCGAATCCGCTGGTTTTTTTGTATCGGGGGTCTTGGCGGGGTCACTGACAAGGGGTGTCTTACCGGAGTCGCTTTCAGCCGTCTTGGTGATTGTCACCGATTCAGTAGTATCTGCGTTTTGGGTGTTATTTGTAGCCATTAATATATATAAACAAATTAAAACTAGTCAGCATGTTTTTTTCTGTAAAAAAGACAATACGCCTTTGGATTCGTCATGGTACGTTCCAAATCAGTTATTTCTAAAACATGAGTGTCATTGAATAAATACCATTTTCCGTTCGCATTTTTTACTGCTGCAGTGTAGTGACCGCCATGGGTTCCGCCACTATGGAATGCAACGCCGTACAATGAGTATACATATTCGCATTTCTTGTATCCAACTACATACTCAGTCAAATCTAGATTGTCTAAAGGAAATGTTACCATCTTTTGATTCTTGCGTCCACGACCATCAAATCGTTTCAAATCAATGCACAAGATAGACGGAAGGCTCCAGTACTTGATTTTCTTTACCACATTCTCGCGTTTGGACGTTTTCTCGTTAAACCACGCGTTGTCGCCAGTTAGCTGTTCACCTTGGACGTACTCATTGAAACAATCTATGAGCGTTGGTTCTTTGATAGTATCCGGAATTGGCAAATCAATCATAAAAAACGGCTCAGGGGTACGGCTCAACAAGGCGTTGTTTTCTGCGGATTCAATATATGAAACGTGGACCCCGTAAAATATGTTCCATATTTCGGAATAGTCGTCCTTGTACATTTTTTGAATCATGGTATAACATTCGCGAGCAAGTTTATCGGTGTCGCATTCTTCTTTACCTGTTATTTTCATGGAAACTTCACGTTTTAATGACATGTGGAAACAATCCATGACAAAGTGCAGAAATTCGGGGAGGTCGTTCTGATGAAATCCAATGAACTGCGGGTTCTTCTTGACCGCCGACAACTTTTGAATTGTTTGCACAAATTTGCCTGGCGAAATAGTGCAATTCTCCGTCCACATTAATTTTCGTAGATTGTCCCACTCTATAAGAAGAGCCGAGTCGTAGTTGTTGTTTAATCTCTTTTTGTATTGGTCAGCGTTAAATATATTATTTAATTCGTATGTGTGGGATAAAATCTGCATGCAACTATTAATGAAACATGTATTCCCTAGGTTGGTGAGACCAGTGAGCCCCTTATCCTTGTAATCAGCAAACTGCATATAATGTATGGTGGAATGTATTTAAACATATTTTAATATTGTTATTATATAGTATGAATAGAAATAATAGACCATTGTATCCTATGCAACACGCAACTTCACCTGAAGTGTTCACAGATAGAATCAATATCTTGTACAGGTCCTGCGAAACCATACGAAGGAATATAAATGTCATACAGCGTCGGGTTATTAACACAACTCCTTCTACTAGTGGGCATTATCCTTACCGATATTTGGAGTCCATGCGAGATACAATATATTATCAATCTCAGCTGTATCAATCAAATCTTGAACACATTGAGTACATGTATCATATGCTAGAGACGAACATCTACCCCCGAGAACAACAAATGTCGGGGAACTATCTATATGTCAATGGTGTTTATTATAGTATTGATAACATTCAACCTTATACAAATGCAGCCTCTGTGAATAATGCTTCCAGTGGAAACCAACCAAATCCTTCAACCACGCATTCAACCGCAAACATACCCAGCCCCAGCCCCAGCCCCCCTCCCCCTCCTCATCCTCATCCTCCTCATCCTCCTCATCCTCCTCATCCATCAACATTGTCTTCTGTGAGAGACATGGCATCAGGTGGCAGAAGACAAGTTGCCCCACGTGGCCAAACGAGTACATCACATAGACCATTGCAAATGCAATCGCGTTTTTTGCATGATAGGGTGTATCATGATAGAGTGTATAGAGACCATAGAAACACAAGTCTTAATCCTCCTAATGCACGCCAGAACATTCCGTACTCTCCAAGCATAACCAATGCAACAACCACAACAACCACAGGGTCCCCACATATATTTGGGCAACCATCTATGTTTAACTTCCAATTTCCATCGATGAATTCAATCCAGAATAGATTATTCAATAGCACTCCTTCTATATTTGATAATGTTGCAACCAACCTCTTGCAAAATTTAACTAACGTACCCGTGGTTCCTTCACATTTACAAATAAACCGAGCAACACGCACGATTACCCTGCAAGAAACGGACCTAGCTAATATACAACGTTGTCCCATTTCGCTAGAACCATTTGAAGTAGGTGCCCAAGTGATACAAATTCTCCATTGTGGACACATGTTTCACAGAGAGCCATTTAATACATGGTTTCAGTCTAATGTTAGGTGTCCTATATGTAGATATGACATACGCGAATACAATCAAGCATTATCCGCATCAGCGTCCGCATCCGCATCCGCCTCCGCCTCCGCATCCGCCTCTGTAGATGAAAATGAAATGGATATAGAGCCCTACGAAAACAATGTCCCAGTTGTCCCTAATCATGTAGCTCACAATGTTGAGGAATCTGAGGTTACCCCCAATACAGCACCCGTACCAAACCCTGTGACAGATGATAGCACCACATCAAGAAATGCAACCAGCCAACTTGCGCCAGAGCTGGACATTGCAGGCGATGTAGGGGCGCTTATAAATTTAATTACTGAAATGTCAATGTATGAATCGCAAACACCAACACAAACACAAACACAAACACAAACACCAACACAAACACCAACACAAACACCCGCGAATTCAACCAGACAATCTAACCCATTGAATGACCCCACCCATGGTGCCAGAGTGAATACTGGTAGCTGGGCTGGATGGGGGACACTAAATGAACTAGTTTCCCCTTATACAGCAGACCAAATTATGCGAAATTTTATTACCGGTAATATAAATAACCCGTCGTTTGATGCATCTAGCAACGAGTTTACATTTGATACGTTTCTTCCACTATTCCAACAATCCAACACCAATGCTAATACCCGCAGAGCGAATAATCGCGAACACAATGAAAATAATGAATAAGTATATGTAATATAACAATGAAATCACTCTTGGGTTAATGGTGATTTCATTGTTTGGGAGAGGGGGTTCACGCAACATTCATATAAGGCTCTGATTCAAATAGACAATCTGTGCTATACTTATATACGTGATACAAAAAGGTTATCAGTAACATGAAAATATGCGACAATTCATGAATGATGCCCGATTGATTGGGGTAATATCCAAATTCTGTGTCCTCGACATCATCCTCATCGTCGCGAAGACAAGAAGTTATATTATTACTGGTTTCATTGGTAATTGCGCATGACTTTGTTCTGGTTTTTGTACGCCTTCTCGGGGTAGGGTTCTTTTCAACCACAACTACCGCATCAGGTTCAGGTTCAGGCTCAGGCTCAGGCTCAGGCTCCGAGGTAAACTCGGTAACTGCGTCTGGGACTGGGACGGAGAATGTGTCTGGTTCAGCATCCGCGTTCAACTCTTCGTCTATCTTAAGTAGGTGTTTTTTTGACGTTTGGTGTCGAGCGAAATTGCGTATATTGCAGGTATAATAACCACAAATGCTACATCCCATTATAGAATCTAATATTTTGGTATCATTACCCATTAAGTATTGTTGACATATAAACTTTAACCTTTTTACGTATAGATTTATATATTCTGGACATATAATGGAATTAGATACGTTGTTCTACTTACACCTTTGTACATTTACACCCTTGAAGATTTACATCCGCACAGCGGATTCAAACTTCAAGTAAGATACCAGTAACGATTTGAAACCAAGCACCCCCCTAGGGGTGCGGTTTTAAATCTTCGCTGGTATAAATCTTCAAGGGTGTAAATGTGCAAATGTGTAAAAAAAGATGTGAATGAATTTGCTGAACGATTTGAATTTATCTCTGACTGACGGCGGATTTAGACTGAATGATGATAAGCGCAAATAAAGGGTATCTCTCTTTTAAGGTTAAATTGTAATATTATTGTGTCCGTTAGTTCAATGAAAAACAAAAATATTGAAGCAGACATGAAAAATAGCGCTATACGTAACCTCAGCACAACTATATTACAATTTGTAAAAGAGAGAATCCCCGAATACTGGATAGGCCAGTACTATCAACTCTTGCACAACATCATCATCGTGTGTGGCGCATTTGTCATTCTCTTCAACACGAACATCTACCATCTGGCAGTATTGCTTGTTATTGTGTCCCTCGATGCATTCGCCAATGTCGTGTGTCACGATTGTCCCCTGACAAATTTAGAAAAACGTTATTTGAAATCGTCCCTCTCACACGACCGCAGAAAGTTTTTCAAGACGTCGAACATTATGTATAAGTGCAATCATATATACGAGTCACAGGTTGAACTTATAGTAAATATGTGGACATTGGTTGCGTGCAAAATCGTGATTCTTCTGGCATTGCGGACTATCAGCCCAGACTATCTATCCTTTTTGATTCGACAACCATAGAGAGAACCCGCCAGAATCATACGATGCCTACTCTTTGGCATGGCATGTTCCCGCATGTTGCAGATCCTCTTCGGGTTCTGTATTGCTCACCAGAGAATCTGCTTCATGGTTACATTCTCTCTCTCTCTCTTTCTCTCTCTCTTTCTCTCTCTCCTTCTGACCTTGCGACCGCAGCGGGACTCTTGTAGAATAACAACAGGTACGAGTTTGAAATAGATATAATCACACTAATGAGTGCAATCGTAAACATTCCGGCCGTATCCATAATTAATCTATATACTGGTGTTTCGTACATTTTTTTCAACCACATAACTAGTATCGTACACACAATGATGTTGGGAATGTAGTGTGACGTGTCCTCTATGTATTCATCCGTGTCCCTGATAGTCTGGTTCTTTGTTCCGCAAATAATGTCGCAAATATCCGGACCTATATTAGTCATAATGTCCTTGTGGTGCAACTCGTGCGTTTTGTTGATATGCAAAATAGAATAGTTGAAATTGTGCAAGGTAGTATAAATGAGATACAACAGAAGAATAGTCCATCGGTCAAGAATATTATTCATAAAGAACTCATTCACAAACGGGAATATCAGGCCAAATTGCATCTCCATAAGTATTTGGATTCCGTGCGACCAAAAGTTGTTGTTTTCGTGGTGATAATGATGCGATATGGTGAGCCAATTACGCTCAAAGTGCGCTTCATAATGAATAATGTAGACTATAAACATCATGGTTAATAGAGTGAGCATCCCCTTTATTTCATTGCCTTTGGCCACTATTAGAATGGATATTCCAAACGCTATCCACGTCGTCTGGTTCTTTTTGAAATGAGCCTTGATATCCTCCCACTGAGGAAACCATTTACCAAAAAAAGAATCAATGCAACTACAACTACAACTACCTTCACATGCGGTGTTGCCCGCATCCTTTTCCAAAGGTGAACCTTCTGCGCATGCAGCATCTCCTTCGGTTGTCGCAGACGGAGTGTCTGTGGATTGGACATGCTCTTCGTTTGGAGTTGTATCCACTTCTTCTCCTACTTCTTCTTGATGCGAGGATGTTGGCGTTGGCGTTGGCGTTGGCGTTGGCGTTGGCGTTGGCGTTGGCGTTGGTGTTGGTTCTTTTGCGACTTCTACCTTTTTTTCTTTCTTTCTCATAATTATTAACTAGAAAGAAAAATATATACATTATACGAACAATTATTCAACTTGGTGACGCTTATGTACATTTGAAGTAGCTCGTCAGCATGTTATTTCCCAGCTTCACGTTATTGGTAACCCGCAGATATTCGTCAAACAACAACGCCTTCACCTCCTTGTTCTTCATGGACTCCAACTTAGCAACCACCTTCTCTGGGTCGGTATTCTTCTTCATCACAACCACTTCTCGCTGGAACTTTCGTATCTTCATTGTCTTGTTTTGCATAGCCCATATTTTCTCCAACACCAGCGCAAACACCTGCTGCACAGGCTTCATAATCTGATTGGTGATATAAAAGGAGTAGTCAATTTTTATATTGTTCTCAAGAATGTAGGTCGGTGTCTCTATCTTCTCGCCTTGCAGTGCCGTCTTGTTAGTGTTATGAATATACACAAACGGAATTCTGTCTCCAGGGCTCGGCCTGTTTCCAGGGTCACGCTCAGTGATTCTGTCAGCCAACACTTTGTGTGCAATCTGCGCAGGGTTCTTGTAACCCGATCGCAGCGACTTGGTAATCACCAACTTCTCCATTGGATATTTTTCGTCTACTATGTCTTGCAAGCACGCTTTCAGAAACTGGATTGCCTTCTCTATGTCCTTCTCCTTCATCAGGATATCAATAATGCCGCCATAGATGTCCTTCACTATCGGCGCGTTGTCGCGTCGCTTGAGCACAATCCCCATCTCCTTGCGCTTGCATTTGGTGGGGTCGGATTCGTACAACATTCCAACATACCTCTTTTTGGAAAGCAGGCAGAAGGGCATAAACGTCTTTTCGTACTCCAAGTCATGCGGGCCTTTCAGGAAGGTAGACGCCAAGTGCCCCGCTTCTTGGGCCAGCTCAATGGTGATTTCCAGAGCCTTCTGACCGCGAATCTGGGCTCCTTCAGGTGTTTGCAAATTGAAGGTGAAGAATACGCTGTCCGTATTATGCACAACTATGTTACCTATACCGGCTGCAAAGTGATGGTTGTCTGTCGTCAGGTCGTAAACATATCCTTGATATGAGATTTCGCCCATTTTTTTAATCGCGATGGGATTTTTTCTCAATTTATTTTTTGTCATGGATACTCTGTAAATATTTGGTTTATCGCTTCCACCACTATTTATAGTTGTTTTCCAACCCAAACTTTGTCCCAACCAACATATATGCGCTGCACTGATTTGATTTTGTTGGTTAATTCGTGTATAACCAGTTGTATCTTTATCTCCATCTGCGTCATACAATCCATCCCAAAATGCTTGTCGGATTTCATCTGTTCCTAATAATACTTCGTCCGGTATTTTTTTAGCCTGGTCATAGTATAATTTTTCTCTGTAAGTGTTTACAAATTCCACAATAGAACCATGGTTGCGCCCACTTGGCGATATTTTATATAGACCAGAACTTTCCAGTGTTGACATAACCACCCAATCCAAATGAGGATAGGCCGCCTTGCACAATTCCAAGTATTTGTCAATTAAATCGGACGATGCGTTGTTCAACGCCCACGCGCTTTTTTTCCCAGATAAACATTCGTAACTCCCACAACTACCATCGCCGAAGAAGAACCCCATGACTTGCGCTTCTGCCGCGGTTATTTTTTGAATATGCGTATTCACCATTTGGGTAGGTAACGGCAGATTATTATGCAGCAACTCCGTGCCAATCTTGACATCTTTTGGCGATATTTCTACGCCATTTGACTGAATTAACGAGTGGTCATCCGTCACGTCAACCACCCCAGTATGGGTCAGTATACGAACCATCTTCTTGTGAGGCGCCAACACATGACGAATCACTCTATGCAATGCAGTCCATCCCTTTTCAGTCCACGTTTCAACGTTATTCAGCTCGCAAAATTCTTTTTCTTGTTTGCCTTCTTCCGTGCATGTTACCCACAGATTGTTGCCGTACTTGGTTCCAAGCTGTTCAATCGTGCAAATATCAAACGCCCCGTTTACCTTCACATACACTGGGGTATAATTTGCAACACTATCGCCATATATGTACTCGGCTTTTGTCAAGACTGGACCATGATTTGCAGTGTTTACTATCGTATTGCCATAACACTCCTCAATCACGCGCTTGGCATACGTCAACAACTTCCTGCCGGTAGAAGTGGTGGATGCGGCAACGTCCTTCTCGTAGAAGGTGCTCGTCTTTGCACCACATTGACCATACAAGGAGTTGGCCGTGAGCTTATAGCCCAATTGTCGTTTATCAAGCACATTCTTCATGAACTCGTCTGTTTGCATCGGAATCAGCTTGCGCGTGGATTTGCGCGCCTTCAACAACTCCTCCAAAATGGACGGCATGATTGCGCGCTCGCCGTGCGGAAACTGGGCAAACCGGCATATCTTCCGACCACATTTCACCTTCTCTGCCGCGGCACTAGGCGTCTTGCGCACATACGTGTACGTGTCATACGTTACGTCCACATACTTGTAGTCTGGCAGGTTGTCGTATATAAAGTTGCCAGCCTTATCCGTTTCCCCCGTTTCCTCAATAAGGTTGTTGGTCAAATCGTATTCGCGGGTCCACACCTTGGAATCATGCGACAAGTTTTCACTCAACATGGAGGACGGGTACAGCGAGGCGTAATCCACGCAGGCTACTGGATTATCTAGGTACAAATCGCTCTTGGGGTCCAGCACAATCGCCCCTTCGTATCCGTCGTCCGACGACCCCTTGTCTATCACCGGCATGAGCGTTCCCTTTTCCCTGCATTTTTTGGCAATGTAACTCGTCAGCTTAATCCCTTGGCCGCGCATGATCAAGAAGTTCATTGGCACGCTGCAAATCTTTGCCATTTCAATAAAGCCCGTCAATATGTCTACCTTGTTCATCAAATAATGGACGAGGTTACAATCCTGAATACAATACTTTGCAATGACCGCGCGGTCGCCGTCGTCGCCGTTTGTCATCTCAAAGATGTCCTTGGGCGTAACGTCGTCCTTCGCCAAACACCACCGAACCTTCTTTGCGAAATCGGGAGCAATGCTCGCGTCTTGTATCTCAAACCACTTTTCCCTTTTGTCCACGCGTGTAACCACAAACTTGGCGCCGTCATCGTAGTAGTCCACCGTGTGCCCAATTTCCTCAAAGTGCACGTAACTTCCCACAAGAAGCCCTGTCATGTTGGTCGTGTAGATGGTAGCGACGTTTTTCTCCTTGTTGCAGTCCACGCGCTTCACATAGTCGCCTATGAAGTGGCCAGCCACATAGTCCAATTTATAGGATACCAAGTTTTCCTCTCGGCGGAAGAAGTTGTACAAGTCTACTTGCATGCGTCCGTTCATCTTAATAAACCGCAAGTCGTGCTGGCCGCTCGCAATTTGAATACTGCTTTCTTCAATCTTGTACTCGCCAGTCTCATTGTCGCGTTCGCCGCACACCTCGCCAATGTTACGCGACAACTGGAGAAACTCAAACTCGCAGCTGTTTTCTTGCGCGCGTCTAAACATGAACTCGTAATCAAAACCAAATATGTTGTATCCGATAATAATGTCGGGGTCTTCTCGCTGAATCATGCGTTGCCAAGCAATCAACACCTCGCGCTCCGTAGCATACGTCTCCAGTTGTGTGTTCTCCAACGGCAACTTGGCGCACCCATTCAACACAATGCAGTGATTGAATGACGGCTCTGGGTCGCCATAATTTAAAAAGGTGGACCCGATAAAGGTGACCTTGTCGCCTTCCAGAGGCGGAAATACTTTGTTCATGGAACTTGTCATTTCCATAATCTTGCCCTCGCGCCCATATTTTGCGTCAAGCAATATGTCCACGATGGTCGCGTTGCTGCTTTTGTACTTTTTTGTGTATCTTGCCTCGGCATCATTGTCGTCCTCTATAGCATATTTGCAAAAACTCTCTTTTATCGTATTCACCTTGATATCAGATTTTTTCTTCTCCTTCGCCACGAGGTCTTCTACAACATGCGCCGGATGGTTCAGCCACAATTCAATCTTTTTCTCCAGCGCCGCCTTTGTCGGGGGTTGCTTAGGATACACCAAGTCAATGTGTGTGGACCGAGTACCATGTCCAAATGCCGACATCACCAACCCACGCAAGACGTTTCTGCAAGCATCCGCGTCCATCTCGGAGGTCATTGTTGATTCCATATGTTCCATAATGTTCCCTGCCACCTTTTTGTAGGTCTTGATAGGCAGCGGAAAATCCCCGTGACTACTACTGGCCTCAATATCAAAACTGCATATTTTGTATGGCACGCGGGCCTCGTTATCTGGCAGAGGCGTGATTTTCCTATGATGCACGCGGACTTCATACGTACAGCTGGTCTCGGTTGGGTCAGCCTTCTCCACAAGATTGGTCGGTATCTGAACCCACCCGGAGGGACTAATGTCCTGAATGTGGAAGAACCGGAGAAGGGGTGGAATGTTGGCTTCGTACAACTGCATACTTGTACCTTCAAACACGAGTCCTGAGGGAAGAAGTTTGCGGTCGGAACGTCCGCCATCTGCCGATTTCATATAGGGGCCGTACCAATACCCCTTGCATTTGTTGAATGCCGCAATGCTCTCAAAATCAAGCCTCACAAACTTGTGCTTCTTCCCACCATCAAACCCATACAGCTTCTTTTTGGCAATCAACTTGCAGTCGCAAATGGAGTCCGCGTAGAAGCCGCCCATCTTGTGGCGCAAGAAGTCCAAGAACCGCTCCTTCTTTTTGATGCTCCAGTTGTCGTCCACCTTTGCGTAAAAGTACGGCTTGAACCCGTCCACCAAAATGTTGAACGTCTCGCGCTTTTCGTTGATGCCAAAGATTTGAATCATGAAACTGCTCATGTCCTTTCGCTTGCTCGGTGGAAACCCGCCCTCGCTTCCGCCCTCGCTTCCGCTGGCATCACTTGATTCCCGCTCACCCTCATACACGTTAAAGTCAAATAGCTTCACCTCCATACTGAGTAATATATCTTGAATACATCTGTCAAGATATGTCTAAACCATTTCATTTTTGTTTTAACCACAATGCGTTAAATTAGTCACGCTCTCGCACATGTATTTCAGGTAAACAAATGCAGTCTGTTGCGTGACGTTTCGTCTCGTCTCACCGGCCGACAAATTAATGCCCGCGTGACCTCCGTGTTTTCAGTACTCTGCTGCGACACCTTCTTCCGCATTTAGGCTTATTAGCAGATGTGGCCATTTTTCCGGACACGGACATGGTCCGAGTCCCGCGTCGGCGAGTGCCCCGCGTTCTTGTCTTTTTTCGCAGATGACTCTTCTTGCCTCGTCGGGCACGGCTTCTTCTCCCTCCGCGCATATGGCTTGACGCATTATTCTCCTTCTTGGCAATCCACTCCAAAAAAGATTTGTATGACCTGTCTGTATGCAACCCTTTACATTTTTCGTAATCCTCACAAATATTATTTTTCACATAACGCATCGTGGGAAATCCCATCACGTCGGCCTTTAGTTTCGGGTGCGCAATCTTGTCTATCTTTGACATTTCTATGTCCACAATGCCAATATTGTCGTTCTTTGCAAACTGGTCCTTTAGTTTAAGCCATTCAGGGCGGGTTTGGCCACAAGGCCCACACCCTTCCATATACAACAAGACAAACGCCGGCTTTCCATTGGTAATGTGCTCGTTCATGGCGTGTATAGGTTCGTCTCCAGTATTGGGGGAAATATGAATGATCGGCATATATATTTTATACAGAAAAATATATAGTGGTTATATATACCAAATGACTCAATTATCTTTAAGAACATTATTTATCATCGTATGCGTGGTTGCAGCGACACTTTTCATCGTAAAAACAAATACGAAAGAGGGGTTCGGTAAGTTGTCTAAGAAAAAGCCCAGCTGTCCAAACTTGCTAGTACAAAAGGGAAACAAGATATACTTGTACAATAATCGGCTAGATGAGGTTCCAGGAGTAAACCCAATAGTGTTCAATAATTTAGAAGACTACACCGAGTTCATAGATTGGCAGCGAAGCCAGGGCATTCGTTGTCCCGTATTGTATTTACAAGAAGTGTATGACGCTTCCGGAAAGGTTGTGTGTAGGTCTAGACCATGCATGTCGGAGCCCCAAGGAGGTCTTCCTCCTTCTAACGCAACACTGGGTGCTAACGCAACCGCCTTTAGCGAGATTCCCAAAATAGAGGGGACCACAGGAGTATCCGGAGGAATCACCCACGTAGGTGATACACCCATTTCAACCCAAATACCCGGTTCCAAGGAAGAACTGGAGGAAGAACTTGCTGCATTGAAATCAGCCGCTCCATATGCAGACCCTGCTGCTAAGGACAATGCCATTAACCCAAGTAACCGATATCCCAACTTGAAGCGAACCAAGCTCATAGATTCTGGGCGAAACGACCCGCCCTACAACATTGGAAGTTATCCTGCACACGACTCATCCAATTTCTACCAAGGAGTGCATACGCCATTAGATGAGATGAACGTGCTCAACCAATCCAAACCCGCCAGCCCGAGCCCAATGGACTCTAATTGGGGAGGCAAATCTTATACAAACGAACTTATAAATAGTAATTATTACGACGAAAATGAGGTGTATTTATACAATTAACTAACAACAACTATATATGTTCGTGCTACATTAAACCAAGTACTTTATGAGGTTGGCAATGCATGTCTTATTTAGTTTTCTAGACGCGCCTTTTGTACTCGGAACTTGCACCTCATGCAAGCATTCCTCTCCCTTTTCTTGTAAATCCGCAATTAAATTCACCATACACGAAAAATGCTGCATAATTGCAAGCGCTGTGGTGGCGCTTATCCCTGGTATCTGACACAACATAATTTCCCCGATATTATTGGGTGTAATGTTTTCCTTCTTTGCGGTTTTCACCACGCTCACGTAATCTTTCTCCGAGGTACTCATCCCCTGATGTGCTGCTGAGTCACTCGGGTCGTCGGTGTTCTTGTAATATGCCGTCTTGCTAATTCCCTTCGCGAGATACCTGATGCTGTTTACTAAAAACTCTGCGCTGTCTGGTAGATTATTTGTTTTCCACACCGAAAACCCCTTTACATAATTTATTGAGAAGAGAGAAGAGTTTAGAGTGTCTTTGCTCATGCGCGACTGAGAAAGATTACCCTCAATCATGTAGACGATGTTGTGATTATGAACCGGATATCCGTCTAAACGATAAGACTGCTCTTTGTACCGACCATCAACAATACTGGCCGCTAAATCAGGTACCTTCTTTCTCTCTATGACCAATAGTTCCTTGTCGTCCTCCGCAAAAATAATGTCTCCTACATCCAGCGCTTCCACAACCAATGTAATTTGCTCACTTTCTCCTAACTTCTCCTTTACCAGCCCGATGAGGTCTCTCTCTCGCGCGTCAATCTTAATATAAAACATATATGGTGTATGTATGTGTATGTACGTACTGCACACATTTCTTTAATAACTTATCGTAACAAGTTATTAACTTACATTATTGGTGTGTCACTAGTATTTGCAATTGCTTAGAACATGCCGCGGCGAGCCATGCGAACATTGCCTTGGGAAGAGTTGCTGAAGTTACCAACACACTTCAATCCAAACTGGGTGTTCATGTCCTTGTTGTTGCATCCAGTTTTGCTACAGAATCGTCTGCTTCTGTTTATACTGACACCACCAGTTCCAACACCTCCGATGTATCCCATAAGTCCTCCCTTCTTGTTTCCACCACAGGTGGCGCGGTTAACGATAGACGCTTGATTGCGCGCAGCTTTTCCTCCACTCATGTAAACCATGGTTATACAATAGAAATAGAAAAAAAGATTCTATGGCACTTACCTAAAGATAAACAATCTAGAAGGTATGACCAGCAACGTGTATATTGCCTATCTATCTTTATACAGAGAGAGAGATATGCCTGTGTAAGATGAATGGATAAAAATGAAACGTCTTATTGATAAAATGACATAGTAGTGTAAAATGGATACGGACAAACAACAAATCATAGAATTATTTCACAACAACGTAAAGGGTGTAGATATTTGTATGGATGGACAGAATGTAAAACATTGTGGAAAAGAAGGTCATTGGTTAGAAACTAAGATGGGTATACAGCACAATGCAAAAAATGAACCTGACATAAACGGGTACGAAATGAAAAAGGAGTCAATTAAGATCACCTTGGGCGATTTTAGCGCAAGTGAATATGCGTTTTCAAAAAAAAATAAACGAACTCATATTAACATGTTGAACAACTGGTCCGACGACAACGTAAAGATCACTAGAACTATCTTCATTAAAACATTTGGAAACCCAAACCCACACAAGAACAACCGATATTCGTGGTCAGGAAAATGTGTTCCGACGTATAACACTTGGAATGAGAATGGTCAAAATTTACTAGTCACTGAGACCAATGACCTTGTTGTATACTATTCGTTTTCAAAGGACACTCGCCCCATCAAAACGGATTTTCCAGACTTTTTAAAAAAAGATAACATAGTCATTGCAATATGGAGAACCGAGAAGTTGAAACCGCATATCAACAACAAATTTAATAAAAAGGGGTTCTTTATGTGTAAAAAAATAGGAAGCACTTATGAAAAGATATGCTTCGGCAAGCCGTTCAACTTTGACCACTTTATTGAAAATATCAAAAATAAAAACATTATATTTGATAGCGGAATGTACGACGGCAATACTCGCAACTATTCGCAGTTTAGAGGGACAAATTTTTGGAACGAGTTAATTATTGAAGAGTATTGATAATATATTTGCCTAAATGGTATGCAAACCTAGACGCAACCGCATTTCCGATTTGCATAATCACATCTTTTTTACTACCAACTAATTCAAAATCGTCTGGGAAGCTTTGTATGCGCTTGAGTTCCAGTATACTCAACCTTCTGATTTCAGTTTCGTTATATTTAACCAGTGCGTCGTACCCATCTTTCCAATACCGCGCAGGAATAGTATACGATGGTTTGTTTATATCCAAAAATTGCGCTCCAAATCCAGCCCCCCTTTCTTTTGACTTAATCTTCTTGTTGATGATGCCTTGTATGGCGCGTTCGCTTAGATAATGTGATGCATCTACACTCTCTTTATCTTGCAATATGTTTTTTACAGGTATTCTATCCTCTACAGCCTTTATCACCTGCATGGGTTTGGTTGGAGTAATATGCAAATCTTTCCTAATCCCTATAATAATTGTTCGCCGTCTGTTCTGAGGAACTTCAAAATCGCTGGCATACAACTTGTTAATGAGACAATTGTAGTTCCTGTTTAATTGTTCCATGATAATGTCAATTACCTTTTCGCCGGTGTCGGTTTTCTTTGAAAGCATACCAATTACATTTTCCATAATGAACGCTTTTGGTTTGAAATAGTCGAGATACTTGACGTATTCCATAAAGAGAGTGTTTCTAGGATCGTTTTTATCTCTTTTCCCCGCAATTGAAAATGATTGACACGGAGGACCGCCAACCACTATGTCTATACTTTTGTTGTCTGGGTTGTAAAGCTCGTTGAATTTTTCCGGAGGAAACTTTGTCAAATCTTCACAATACGCCTTGTGGGTAAAGTTTTTATTGTAACTTTCAACTGCTTTGTCCCAGACATCTATTCCGGCAACAACATTCAGTCCAGCATCCGTTAACCCCTTTGACATTCCGCCGCAGCCGCAGAACAAATCAATCACATTTAATGTATTTTCTGCTGGTTTGGCAATGGGGGTTGCGTTGGGGGTTGCGTTGGGGGTTGCGTCCCCCAGCGACGCGCCCGCGGCTGGTTTGGCGTCACCTTTTTTAAAGGTGGCTATGGTATCGGTCACATCAACCGATTCACTAGTATTAGGAGGTGACATTGATACGTTTGATATGAGTTCTATTAACTGGGACTTGTTTTTTGAGCTGCACTTGCTAATACCCGCCTCTGTGCATTTTTCCAATAACTCTTTTCTGTTTAACATTGAAAGGTCCATGATGAAGATATGTATATCATACTAGCACTATGTTTAAACTTAATTCATTTATATTAGAAATCGGCGTCAACCAAGTCAAGCAACCGGCTACGCTCGTACAATTTCAGTGTTTCCTCGTACCCGCCGATAAATTGCCCGTTTAAAAACACCATTGGAAACGTCTTGTGCATCCACCCTATCTTAGACGCCATTTCTCCTAAAAAGGCGTTCTTAGACTCGTCTGTCTTCAGACGGCTGTCGCACAAAATAAACTGCGGGCTGGGCGTAACATCTTTTAGCAGGGATTTTACCTTGTCGCAATATCCACACCCAGTCTTTGTGTAAATAACGTACTGGCTCATACTATACCCAGTTATTTTTCACAGAGTTGCAAAGTGTCTGCAATTCAGTCTTATATATTATAAAAATGATTTAAAGACATGACACGATAATACATCATAATCATGACCGACGAAAAGTCACTTTTACATGACGATGATATTGTGCGTAACGAAGAGGGGCTCGTGTTCAACCCCTACAACCCGTTGAATGTTGAGATTACATTGAACGACGTTCAATCTATTCTCAAGGAATATGGCGTGCCCCCTCTCGTGGTGAACATAGACTTGTACAAGCGTTCCTTTGTACACCGGTCCTACATCAAACGCCCCGCATTGGAAAATATTCAGCAAAAAATCACCATCGTCCCCAAGCCCGACGATTGCATGCCACTCAAATCCAAGTCCAACGAGCGCCTAGAGTTCTTGGGCGACGGGTTGCTCGAACTTGTGACAAAGTTCTACTTGTATCGCCGCTTCCCCAAGGAAAACGAGGGGTTCATGACCGAGAAAAAAATCGCCATCGTGAAGAACGAGGCCATCGGACGCATTGCCTACGAAATGGGGCTACACAAGTGGCTCATCTTGTCCAAGCACGCCGAGGAAAAGAAGATCCGCACCAACCTGAAGAAGCTCGGCTGCCTCTTTGAGTCGTTTCTTGGCGCGCTCTTCTTGGACTACAACAAGCGCGTCGTCAAGGACGATGACAACTGGTTCCAAGAGATGTTCGTCACCGGTCCTGGGTTCCAAATGGTCCAAAAATTCATTGAAAACATCTTCGAGCGCCACATCAACTGGATAGAGCTGATTCAAAACGACGACAACTACAAAAACATTCTCCAAGTGAAAATCCAGAAAGAGTTCAAGGTGACGCCGCATTATATTGAGATGGACCATGACATTGAGTGGGGATACCGCATGGGCGTCTTCCTCTGCGTTGGACAACCCATTCACAATCTCGTTTGGAAGGATGCCATCCCATTTGAAGAGTTCAAAACATTCCATGCTATTCAGTCATATTTGACGACCAACTACGGGTTGGCATTTGTCTTCTTGGGCGAAGGGACACACAAAATCAAACGCAAGGCCGAGCAAGACGCGTGTATGCGAATCATTCAAGACATTGACACTTACGCCAAGTAATTGCGCGTTTGATTCGTGCATTTGAGATGCTCGTTATGCGTCCTCTTCACAAGCTCCATGGTCTCAGTCTCGGTTGACCATCCCGTTATTTTTACCCACTTCTTTTTCTCCAACCTTTTATACGTATCAAAAAATACAAAAATCTCGTCCAACGTATGCTTGGGCAGTTCCGACTTTTTGTAGATATCTTTGTAGATGGGATCGTTTATGCACACAGCAAGCAATTTTTCGTCTTGACCCTTCTCGTCCTCCATCACCAAATGGCAAATTGGACGCACCTTACAAAACGTGCCTGGCATAAGGGGTTCGCTCGTTACCACCAACACATCCAATGCATCTCCATCCCCGCACAAGGTTTCGGGGATGTATCCGTAATTGTGGGGATAAAACACGGCGCTATGGAGCACCCGATCTAGCACCAATGCGTTTAATTTCTTATCATATTCGTACTTGGTGCGTGTATTTTTTTGTACTTCAATGTAAGCATACATTTCATCGGGAAAGGAACATTCTTGGTGAATACTGGCTGGATCCATTGGTACTATACACATGGTACAAAAAATGCTAGTTTATCCGTATTTTATTTGGGCGTAGTATTCTTGCGAGTGCTCTACCCGTTCATGGTGTTGTTCCTATACAACTCTTCGTCGTACGCCCACAACTTCAAAAACTTTTTGATATATTCTGTGTTCTTCACCACAAACAACCCAGTGTTGATTTTGCCGCTCGGCGGAGGACGATTACCCAAATCGCGGCTAAATATAAAGTCCTTGTCGACGTTGCGCGTGATGAACTCCTCTCCTCTATACTTGGCCAGTCTACATAGAAAAAGGCGTCGGCATCTATCCAGACGACGTAGTCGTAGTTGTCAATGCGCGTCAAAAGCATCTGCAAATTCTCCCATGCAGGATGCCTGCCTATCCGCGTATTTAGGGTCGGTTGATACAATACAATTCGTTGATTTTAGATGTAATAACCCCATCATACTCAGCAATTGCTTTATTGTAAAAGGTAAGCAATGCTATTTTCATAATTATACGCCACACGGAAGAAAATTATGAACTATGTACGTATTTGTTTGGCTGATTGTCTTTTACGCGTGCGCCGCTTCTTTTTGACGTTTCTTCTTGTCTGCAGCGTAGTACGTTTCTTGCTGGGTTTACGTTTCCTCCCTCCTTCTTGTCGTGGTCTACGCGCTTGATAATTAAGAATCTCTTGTATCTCGTTGATTCGGTTCTCAAATTGCAGGTGATATGCTGCCAGAAACTCTTGGCTAATCTCTGGAAATTGCGAAATAACTTGGTTGTTTGTAAGATAATAACGCGCGCGTTGCAGGTCACCTCGGCTAGGTATATAATTAATAAGTATGGTTATCTCGTTTGCAAGAATCTCTAACGATCCTTCGTGCGCCAATAATTGCATGGTATCTTCGTTGCTGAGCACATTCATATATTCATTAAACACCATCATGGGGGCGGTCATCATAATATCGGTATCTGCAAAATACACCAATCTGTCGTAATGAGGCGTTGATGATGCAAACACAACTCTAGAATCGTCCGAGTCGGATGACATAAAAGAGTCCTCTAATTCATCATTATTAAACGCAACATCTGGGTCATGCTGAGGCGCATCATTGTCTTGGTACGCCGCCTCACGGCGTATACGTTCTCTTTCCATGTCCACCGGAGAAATAGGGCGCATTCTTCCCCCTTTTCTAGGCATATCTGTTAGTTATATTATACCAATAAAAAATATTGGTATAATAGTATATGGTTTCAACTAAACACGCTAAAAATATATCGCCTAATGAATGCGAGTCATTTATTTACAAGTATAGGTCTCTCCACAATATCAATGACGTGAAGAGCCTCCACAACGCTACACGACGAACATGCGACGACTTATGCAAAATACCCGATGACATCGCGAAAAATTCCATGTATGACGACGCCTTCAAGCATTTCATCACACGAACATGCGAGGCATCTGGCCAAGACAAATGCGATAACTACATGCGGGACTTTATCATTTTCCATAAAATTAAGTTGGATGCCTAGCATATTTTTATACATACATACATATACATGGAGAATCAACCAAGTTCAGAACCTACGAAAGACGTGGTGCCGAAAACGGATCCGCCTATTGCAACAACAGATGATGACCTGCAAGACGATTCATATGCGAGCTGGAAAGAATACATCATATACGGCCATAGTTGTTAAATCTGTAGAAATATCATGGTTTTTATATACAGAGTATATAAGAACTATGGACAATTTAGTAAAGACCAGATTGATGACCAAACCAATGGTGACTCCTTTAGAGCCCGTACAGGTTGTCATTCAGGGCCAGCCTGGCAATATCAAAGGCGTGGAACTACGTGATGTGCGACGGAAGAACGCCGACTACGACATTAATGACTTGGTTGAGCGATTAAAGGCAGTCCAGCTTATCAAGGTGAGTGTGAAACATCCCATGAAAGAGACTGAAATAAAGACCCTTACATCTAAACAACCTTTGTTGCCGCCTTCCCCCGCCGAACCGCCCAAGAAAATTAGGCGTCTTGTCAAGAAAAAACTTGTCATCATAGACGACGACAAAGAAGACATCGGTGTGGCAGAAACTTCCATCAAAGACGGGAAGACCGACGTGGTCGTGGATGAGCTGGTGGAAAAAACCGACGAAGAAAAAGCGGAAGAAGCGGGGGAAGCCGAAGAAACGAGACGAAGACGCCGCCGCATTACACCCAAACCGCAAAGGGGCGTGGCTGAGCTTGGGCCAGAGGACTGGGTTTCTATGCCTGGAACCGCCATTGCAAAGCGATTGCCGAGCAAAGAACCGCATGTCAAATTTCGCCTCTCCAGCTACTACATGAACAACCGCAAAATATTTGTGAACTTCATCAACTCCTTCTTTCAACAATACAAGAACGAGCTGGAGGAGGCCGAAAAAGGCATCACCTGCGATAGCTTGCGCAGCAGCGAGTCTTTCTCTCTGCTCACACATCAAAAACTGGTGCGCGACTACATGAACTTGTACACTCCCTATCGCGGTCTTTTGCTCTACCATGGTCTGGGTGCGGGGAAAACCGCGAGCAGTATCGCGATTGCCGAAGGAATGAAGAGCAAGCGTCGTGTGATTGTCATGACGCCGAAATCGTTGCGAGACAACTATGTGGAGGAGCTTAAAAAGGCGGGCGATTTCATGTACAAGAAGAAGCAGTACTGGGAGTGGGTGCATGACGCCAGTGCATTTGAGACCTTGTCCGCAGTGCTCCAATTACCTATTGAGTATATTGAGCGCAATCAGGGTGCATGGCTCATGGACGTCTCCAAACCGGTCAACACGCTCTCCACAACCGACATGAAGAGTCTGGACGACCAGCTCAACGAAATGATCTTCAACAAGTACAAGTTCATCGCCTACAACGGCCTGCGCGAGCAACGTCTCAAGGAAATGACCGATAACTACGAGAAAAACCCCTTTGACAATGCGGTTGTCATCATTGACGAGGCACACAACTTCATCAGTCGTATCGTGAACAAAATCCAAAAGGAGCGTCCCATTGCGGTCAACGACCGCGGCGAAAAGGAGAAACTCCACAAAGCCATGTCGCTCAAGCTGTACGAGTTTTTGATGTCCGCGCGCAACGCGCGCATCGTGCTGCTAACGGGGACACCCATCATCAACTACCCCAACGAAATCGGCATCTTGTTCAACATTCTCCGCGGATACATCAAGACGTGGGAGATTCCCGTGGTGGTCAAGACCACCAAAAAGGTGAGTACTGAGACGCTCCAGTCAGCGCTCGCAGGCGAGAAGATTCTGGACTACCTCGAGTACTCACCCGCCGCAAAGAAGGTGCTCATCACACGAAATCCTTTTGGGTTCAAAAACAAGACCAAAGAGAGAACAGGGTACCACGGAGTAACCAACCAGATTCGCGACGCCGCGGGCGACGCAGAGTTTGACACCACCCAAGTGAGCGACATCGCCTTTGAGAAGAAGGTCATGGAGCTCCTTGAGAAAGAAGGCCTTGAAATCAACCAACGACTCATTCGTATCCACAACTACAAGGCGCTCCCCGATGTGCTGGACAAGTTTGTTGCCCGCTTCATTGACCCCAACACACAGCATCTCAAGGACGCCGGACTTTTTAAAAAACGCATCATTGGACTCACTTCATACTACCGCAGTCCACAGGAGGGACTCATGCCTCGTTACGAAAAGACGCCAGAGTATTATCATGTGGTCAAGATTCCCATGAGCAACTACCAGTTCAATTTATACGAGGCGTCCCGTGTCGCTGAGCGCAAACAGGAGAAGTCGAGCAAGACCAAAAAGGGGACCTTTGACAAGGACGGCGTCTACAAGGAACCCAGCTCCACGTACCGCATCTTCTCGCGCCTCTTCTGCAACTTTGTCATGCCGCCCGACCCCGGTCGTCCCATGCCACAGGACACCAAGAAGGTAATACTGGGGCAGGGGGAAGGGGACGAAAAGAGCGAGAAGGCACAAGAGGAACTTATCGCCAAAGCCAAGGACAAGGTGCGCGACGCCGACTTGAGCGACGAACGCGAGGGCGAGATAGAGGGCGACGAGGCAATCACCGCAGTGGCGGACAAGACCTATACCGAACGTATCCAGAACGCCATTGCAGTGATACGCGCCAACGCAGCCACGTACCTCAGCAAACAAGGGCTTGAACGCTACAGCCCCAAGTTCCTCCACGTCTTGGAAAACATTCAGGACCCCGAATACGTTGGTCTGCATCTGGTGTATAGCCAGTTTCGCACGTTGGAGGGCCTCCAACTCCTCACCATGGTGCTGGAGGCCAACGGGTTTGCGCGATTCCGTCTCAAGAAGACGTCCAACGGCGGATGGGACATTGACATATCCGAGAACGACCAAGGCAAGCCCACCTTTGCGTTGTACACCGGCACAGAAAGCGACGAGGAGAAGAAACTCATCCTCAAGATATACAACGGATTCTGGGACGACATCCCCACCAACATCGCCGGCAAGCTGCGCGCGGTCGCCAACAACAACAACCTAGGCGAGATCATCAAGGTGTTCATGATTACCTCCTCCGGCTCAGAGGGGCTCAACTTACGCAACACCCGATACGTGCACGTGGTAGAGCCCTATTGGCATCCAGTGCGCACAGAGCAGGTGATTGGCCGAGCCCGTCGTATTTGTAGCCACAAAGATCTGGAACTCACCCTCCAGACAGTGGAGGTGTTCGTGTATCTCATGACCTTCACCGAGCAACAAATTGAGGGAGAAGATGCGCGCGCACTACGTTTGTACGATACTGGAAAACACGACCCGAACATCCCCCTCACCAGCGACGAGTACTTGTACGAAGTGTCCAGCATAAAGGAGGAGATCAGCAACCAGCTCACCATCGCCATCAAGGAGGCCGCCATTGACTGCCAAGTGTTCAGCGCCAAGAACGCAAAGGAGGGTCTAGATTGTCTCAGCTTCGGCGACCCCAGCAGCACCTCTTTTGCATACAATCCCGATATTGACAAGGACGAAGACGATACCATATCCAGCATAAATACGGAGAAAATCACTTGGAAAGCCGAACCTGTCACCATATACGGCATAAAGTACGCGGCGCGCAAAATGAAGGAGCGCGAGTACTACATTTACGACTTGCAATCTTACATCAAGTCCAGCGAGGGCAAGGGCACCCCCGCGCGCGTCGGAACCTTGGAAATATTGCCAGGCGGAAAGAAGATTTTCAATACGCTGGTCACGTAAGCACACGTGGACATACTGCTTTATTTTTTCTAGATACGTACATGCATCAGGTATACTAACAAATAACAATAATATAGAGACAGATGCACATACATACATATAAAATACCCTATTGCGTAATGGGCGATAATCCAACGACAACGTCCATTGTACAAACCACGACCTTTGGCAAACAGCTCGCATTTGCTCGTCAGAAGTCACACTTTACTATTCATGCGTTTGCTCAGCTAATGGGCATCAAGCTGCGACTACTAGAAGACTTTGAAAACGACCTCGCCATTCCCGAGAAAAAACACGTCGCCAAAATGAATAGATTTCTCACCACCAGCATACCTTATCCTACAAAGGTCTCGTCGCAGCAGACATAGAAACATATTGTTAGCAACATACTTGGTAAAACAATATAGAGAGAAACCACTAGGAATAGTGTGGGTGGGGAGGAGAAAATGCCATGCATTGCATATACCCGGTTAGCTCAGTTGGTAGAGCGCACGCCTTTTAAGCGTGTGGTCGAGGGTTCGAGCCCCTCATCGGGTGATTGGGTGGTTGGTCTGCGCGGCGGTAAGCGAGGAAACCACGAGAGGGGAGAGGGGAGAGGAAAAACAAGAAAGATTTTCTTTGTTTGTCATGTAGGGACCTGCCTACATGACATACCATACCATACCATACCATACCATACCATACCATACCATACCATACCATACCATACCATAGCATAATAGCACCCATCTAACGTTGTTGATGTGATTTATCGATAAATAAATTGTCTAGTTAACATGCAAAATTTTCTTTTGAATACCCAATAACCGCACACGCAATCCTCTTACCAGCATTGCCGGTTTTTAAACTTTCTGCATTTCCGCCATTTCCGCAATCGTCTTCGTCTTCATGAATAATTAGACCTCTTCCAATAATATTTGCCTTAGAACCTCTGAGCTTAATAACATTATCATAAAATGTATATTTTGCTTCGCCCTTATTATTTGTAGTAATATTACCTAGATCCCCTGCGTGTCGTTCTCTCTTACCAGGACATCCATGAGTATTCCCATAAGGGTTAAAATGGGAGCACATGCTGGTACACTTATCGGTTAAATCTCCAGCTTCGTGCACATGAAACCCATGCAAAGATTTGGGGGGAAGTCCTTTAATATTAAGGTCTATTCTGATTTTATTTTTAGCAAAATCTTCGGTGAATCGTACACTTCCTGTAATGGTACCATCAAACACCGCAATAGCACAAATTGGCTTGTTGGTCATACTATAATAATAGTAATAAATAATTACAAAACAACCTATAAAAAAAACGAGTTGCAAATAGACAGGTATTTGAAATTTCATGCGTGTGTAATATGTTTTGAGAATATATTTTCTCGCAAGGAACACGGATACGTTGATGGGTTGTTGGGTTTTGTTGGCAAATAAATTCTCTAGCGAACGTCTATGACCAATCCATCCAGCGAACCTGCCGACCCGGCCATAGGCGCGCCCAGACCCGAAAAGCCGCCGAAGACATACTACTGCTATTTCTTGGCCCAGCACGACAACTGGGAGGGCCAGACATACAATGGCTACACGGTTGACCTCAAAAAAAGGCTGCGACAACACAACGGAGAAATCAAGGGCGGTGCGTGGGCCACCGCATCCAAGGGCAAGGGCTCGTGGTCGTTTACGGCGGTGCTCACCTCCCCGCAATGGACATCCATCTCGCGCGCCATGGCGTGCGAATGGAACTGCAGATACCCCACCAGAAAGAAACCGCGCCCCAAGGAATACGCCGGCGCAACCGGCCGAATAAAGAGTCTCGCGGAAATCTTCAAGCATATCACCGACGAGACGCATCTATATGTGCACGCAAACTTTTACCAACAAGCCGTTTCCCTGCAGATGCCATCACATGTAGTGCTGCACGAGCTTGCCGACCTGCAGTTATAATTCACATATTCCTAACGAGACACATTTACATAATATAGTACGGGTAAATTGCTATATTATATAATTAACCTACTTAGAGAGTTCCGTAATTATATAGTAGAATACAGAAAAGTACGGAATATAACATGAACAACACCGAGTGCAAGCCAGAAAAGTGGAGTGTGGCCGATTTAAGAAAGAAGGTGACTATGAAAACGTTGCTGAAGCCAAAGCAGCAGCGCGACGCAACTTGGGGTCTTCAGCCAATTGACGGAAAAAAGAAAGCATCTATCCGCGAGTACATTGAATTTCTGCTCAAGCGGGGCTCCGATGTGGAGGCAATTATCGTGAATAAGCGCGCAGACAACAAAGAGTACTTGGTAGATGGGAACCATCGTATCACAGCAAAGATTAAGTTCTACGACTCGCCCCTCAGCGTATTTCCCGACAAAAAAGAAGAACTCAGAAAATTTATTTCTAAAAACTATCACGAAGACGAACAAGATACCATTATGGATATCTTCGTGTCGTTGAACTACGACGAATTAATGAACTTTCGGTACAAAACACACTTTGAAAACTGCATTAAGGGGATGGAGTGGTACAAGACGCATATGAAGAACGCCAAGGACGAGTGGGACGAATTTTACGAGGGGGAACCCGCCAAGAATATCCCGTCGTTCAGGAACGCATTTTTGACGAGCCAAGGTAAAAAATTCACCGAAACAACCACCATCATCAGCTATTTTGATGGATTAACGCCGGAAAAAGAGTGCGAGGTATATATCGACGTGAACAGATATAAAAACGTGTTTACAGAAACATCTATCTTGGCAGCCTTCTTGCACGACCACACCAATTTTACAATTACCAACTCAACAGCAAGGTCGTTTATTGAATCTCAGTGCCATGAAATGTACGATAAACGCGATAAACAAGAAGTGCTGGATTGCTATAAATACGACGGGATCATGAATGCATTTGATTTTACCATGGGATACCAAAATTGGTGCCACAAACGTTGCCCATTTTTTGAAATGGCATCGTTAAAGGCGGGAACGACCTTATTTTTCAAGGTCTGGAAGGGTATTTTTGATGAGTACACCGACACGTTCACCACAGCCAATGTGACCAGATTTGTTGAGTATATTGAATACGCCATAGATATTTTCAACAAGGTAACTGACAAGGTACTGCCGAACATCCTTTCTGATAAATTGTTTAAAGCCGCCAAGACAAAAATGTATTCGCTAAAAACGAACAACATGTTTGCGCTTATCATGGCCATATGTGGATTCAAAAACAATGGCGCGTGCGACGAAGACGTTATTATTAGCGTGGCGCAGTCTATAGTGTATCACTATGGTGTGGCAGAGATCAAGAACGATGAGCTGAAAAAGAGTTATAAAATATTTGACATCATCTTGTACGAGGACGGAGGCTCAAAAATAAAGAAATTAGCCAGCGAGTTATACAAAACACCGAATAATTTGACAAAGGGCATCCCCAAGAAACGCATGGAAGATGTACTAGATATACTACAAGAACAGAGTGTTAATAATCGGGCCTACGAGACTCGCATAGATGGCAAGAAAAACAAGAACGACAACAGGCGCGGCAGAAAGTTCGTTGAAATCTTGCTCATGACGAATGCGTTTCGCCACAAGGTTCCTGTGGAATACGTTCAAGGACAGATTTTTGAGTATGAACACATCGTGCCGTTTAGTAGTTCATGGGAGGAAAATGTGAACTTGGACATCGATCGCCTCGGAAACATCATCCCCATCATCAACAAAATAAACAACAAGCGTCGTGCAGGACACATCAAAAGGTACCACGATGTTGAACGGGAAAACGGAACGGACTTCATAAGATATCTAGACCCGTTCATACCTTCTCATGAAAAATACGATGCCATCGTGTCGCACGAATCAACAAAACCATCAGTGATTGATGTTGACGCATACAACAACATGTGTGTTGCCAACGAACAAGCGCATAAGGTGTTGTTTCTTAACTCCTTATACCCAGAGCCTCCAAAGCCAAAGGAGGAGGCGCAGAAACATTAGGACGTATTCAAGAGATAAATGAGTCTTGCGACGCAGTCATCAAGGTTTGGATTTTTTACGCGGACGCGACGAACCCGTATTTGAACGCGCGCGCTTTGCAGGCGGTTCAGAATGATAGAAATCCTTTGCGTCAATATCATTCAACCCATCTATCTCAAACGTTTCGCGCTCAGCGTCTGTATTTATTGGCGCTCGGTAAATTTCTTGTTGTTTCTGCACATGTTCCTCTTCCTGCTGTTCTCGTATCAATCGCATAATTTCCTCATTTTGTTGCATTCGTTTTTGTCGCACATCGGCAAGGTCCATTGTTCGGGCATGCTTGGCCATCAAGTCAGGGTCGCCCATGCGCGAAATAGACGCAGGCAATAAACTCTGGGCATGCCGCAGCTGCCCGTCGCGTTGAATCTCCAGTTCTCTATTTGCGCTCCGTTCTTGCGCAGGAACGACATTTTTATCATACCATTCGGTATCATTTTCACGCAGTCGTTTTATAGCAGATTCCACGCCCGTATCTATATTCGAAGCACCATGTAGAACGCGTCTTCTTTTTGTGTAACGACGACGACGTGGTATACGACGACGCGTGCCGCGTCTATGACTTTTGCCTTTGCCATTCGATTTGTTTTTTGTATATCCATGCCCTACTTTTTTACGTGTCGTGTGCCTAGTTTTGCGCATATCGTACGTATGATATAATATACCACGAAAATATTATGCGTATCTTCATCTATAATTTTCTGCACGGCTTTACTATGCAGAAAATTATCGTTACCGGATTTCCCCATTCAGGAACCACCATACTAAAAAACATTATCGGCCACATTCCCGACGTGAAGGAGATAGTGCACGAAGAAAAACTCATTCGCGATTACGACGAAGACCCCACCTATGCATGGAACATGTGCAAGTGGCCATTTGCCCGCGAGGAGTTCTTCGGTGACGAATACGCGGAATACACGAAGATTTTCATTCTGCGCAACCCGTTGTGGATATTTAGCTCGCTCAACAAGAGGTGTGCGCATGACACACCGCCGGGCATTCCACCTAACCACGACGTAGAAGTCTACATTGAAATCTGCGAGCGGTACTTGCATCTTCTAAATAACCCGCGCAAGAAAGTACATCTTTTGAAATACGAATCCATATTTGACGACAACTTTGCAGAATTGCGCCGCACGTTTGATACCATCGGTTTTCATTATGATGCCGACATATTCCAAAATGAGAGGTTCCGCAACTTCAGTCATCGGAACATTACCGAAATTCCCAGCGACCCCGTACCCAATGTCGACCACGAACGATACAGAACGTGGCAGATCAACCAACCCATACACAATATGAACGACATCAATAAATTGGAATTGCTGCCACACCAAGTAGAGCGCATCTTGCGCAGTCCCGTCATCATGCGTCTGTATCCTGAAATCCCTCTGGTTCTGACGCTGGCGAATATTCCATACGATCCAGCAATAGTTGCTCGAGCGCGTTAAAACGTTCCTCTATATACTCTCGTATCTGCCGCACATCTTCCTTGGTCGCATATTGAGCTTTGGATGAGTCCGCCGTTTCGCGAATATTCAACGCCCCATTATCGCCGACAGCGTCTTCTTCTAAATGCGACCGCTTCAATTTGGAAAATAAATCAAAGTTGCTGCCGCTCGCGGGGTTCGACGCCTCGGCAATATTTGTCGTTGCGCCCCATGATACCTGCTTCAGCGAAGACGCATTTAGGTCAATCGCAGGCACCTCGACGTTGAGCGCATCCTTGTCTATTTTGATATATTTAATGGCGTTCTCCTTCTGCGTAGCCTGCTCGGTGGCCAGCGAAGCATCCCGCGGCTTCAGCCAAGTCTCCGCCTCCACGGGGTTGTGCGTTTTTTGTATGCTAGTTATATCCAAATTGCGCTCTGCAATCATCCGCTTTATAATGTCGCTCATGTCCCCAAGAGGTTCGTCTTGCGTGGCATCGCTGAATTTTGGCGGGTCAGGAACGGGAAGCGCCATGGCCCGCGTAAACTCGGTTTGTTTTCGCGACATCTCTTTCTCAAATTCTGTTTTCCGGTGCTCTTGTATTTGCTCATGCGTCATCATAGCAGACTCAATCGGCGGTTGCTTTGTTTTCAGTGAAATAGTAGTGAGCATCGTCTGAATAAATTGCTTGTTCAGCGAGAGCAAGCTTGTATTGCCTTTGTTGTCGTTGTAGAATTTTGGAAGTAACTGAACAAACAACGTGCTCGTTTGCTCGGTCTTGGGAAATACGTCGTTCTCTGCGATGATTTCCCACAGCATGTCAGCATTCTCTTGAGTAATAAAGTCTGCCATATATTTATTATAGGAGCAATATTTTTAAACCTTTTTACAATTCAAAGCCAATTGCTAGATTGGCCAGTTTATCTGCCTTATCATTTCCAAATGAATGAATATCCGTGTTGCCCGTATGCGCTCTTACATGCAGAAACTGAATGTTTGGGATATTCATATACAACTCATACGCGGTCTTGACCAACTCTTTGTTCGGTATCTCTGCGGGCCAGCCTTTTTTGTAGCATTTTTCACCATAAGAAGAAACACAACGTATCGCGTACTCAGAGTCACTCACAATAGTCACTTTTTTACCGGCAGTGACGTCCTCTTCTATTAGGCGATACGTTTCAATAATAGCGGTCAATTCAGCGACGTTGTTTGTCTGCTTCCCTTCTATTTTTTTTGTTGTATTGCGAAAGTCGCCCACACCAAAAAATATTCCTAATCCGGCCAAAGCGCGAGCCGCTCCGTTATTAGAACAAGCGCCATCTGTATACACATAATAATCCGGAACAAACATGTCATCCCCCCTCCCATTCGGCGGCAGACAGGGCTCTACGATGGCGGTGTTCCCTTGAATAAAGTTTACAGCATCTTCCATTGTATCAAACTTTTTATAGGTTGCATTCTTGTAGCCCTTTACCGAATTATTGCACTCGTTCCAGTTTAAAAAAATTCCAATAGTTCTTCCACGAGCAACAGCATAATACGGCATAGTTAGTACTACTTTACTACTACAAACAAGTTTATATTCATTTCAAATAAATATAAACATCGCGACATGCTATGCTACCTACAGCTTGTCCTCGTTAAAATACACCTTGCGGAACTTCTCAATGTACTTGTCCTTCAAAATGTGCGTCTTCAAGTAGTGGCTGTTGATCTTGTCCTCCAACATGTGCACTATAAAGTAAAGAGAGTAAATCCCACACTCCGTGTTGCCATATTGATGCTCCACCGGATAATTCTGGTCAAACTTAAAATCTATCCCCAGCGCCCTTCCTTGCTTCGTCACCTCTTTCACCAACTTCATCAGCTGCGGAGGGATCGGCTGTCCCGCGCTATCAAAGTAGTAAATAAACTTCTTCTTCACGTTAATGAACATACTCACCCAATGCGACCCCGGCATATAGTGCGGGTCCAAATTGAAAATAATGCCAATCTTCTTCTTCCCTTTGCCCATCTGCGCCTTCAAGTTGAATTGACACAACTCCTGCCAAATACACTGGCCGTACAGCTTGCGCGTATCGTAGTCTATGGGACTGGGCCCCATGAACTCAAAACACTTGTACGCGTGCTCATACTGGTTCATCACATCGCTAATTTCAGTGCTGCTCAGCCACTCGTTTGGCTTAGATTTCCAGCTGGAGGGCGCGGTAGGCGCGAACGCGTGCAACATATGCTTGCGCTCCTTGTTGTTCATGAAGCTCTGTTTCAACCAACACGACTCTTTGTCACAGACCTTCTTCATATTGTTATTGAGCACCTCCCATATAATACGCACGTCGTCACTATCAATCAGTGTGTCGGGGTGACGCAGGTTCCACAAGTCTCGCAACCTGTAAAGGTCGCTGTTATCGTAGCACGTGAATTCGTTGTCGTTTGAGGGATTTGGACTACATCGCAATTTCTTTGTTGTTTTGTTTTGTGAGCGACTATGTTTTCGTTTGTTCCCCCGAGTCTTTTGATGCTTCGTCATACTTATTATGCAGATTTTTTTTTGCAATGCCTTTTGTTTTTAGTTCGCTTGTACGCAGATTCACGTCCCGCTTTTGCGGAAGCTCCATCGGGTCGAGCGCCTTGGATACCTTAGCGCGCACTACAAATTTGTCTAAACTACTTTCCTGCTTCACACGCACGCTCTTTACAAAGAGGTCGTCCGCGTATGCCTGCGTCTTGGCATCCACGTTCGTATCGGGCTCCTTCTCACCTATATCGCAGTATTCTCCTTGCAATATCTCGCTTCTATCTAAAGTCTTAAAGTACTCTACGCATCGGTGTGCAAACAAGTCAAACCCTGATTTAAGGTCAACAGGCAATTTATTGAGCTCCGCGGCGTCGCACTCGGACGACATGAGTTTCTTAGCCATATCTATTATGCGCTTTTTATAGAAGCGAACGTCCTTGCGTGCCGGAGTACCTTTAGCAGCCAGCTCGTTCTTTGTCGTGCGGGTCACGCACGTATTCGCCAAATACTGCAGTGTAATGTCATTGACTATGCGTTCGCTCATAGTAGTAGGTGCTTATTACTCTATACTATCATGAAATTTTCGCCATTCTTTTTTATAGCCACAAAACGCATGGATGGCTACATCGCAGGAATCGCCAGCGGTGTCGCACAAACCCTCGTAGGACACCCACTAGACACGCCTACAATCCGGCACAGCATTGTCTATTCGTCATGCATTGACCATGGGTGGCTTATGGCTTGGAATCAACGCATGTCTCGTGCGCACATTCATCACCCATAGTATCGGATTCTATGTATACGAATACGCCCTTCACATATTGAAAGGCGATGAAGA